CCTACAATCATGAGGCTATTCTGCGTCCCGTCTATCACCATTCCTGTTAATGTTTCCATATCTTCAAACAATTCATCTACATTTGCGTATTTAGGAATCTGTTGTTTTATTGGTTCTTCAATTATTTTTGATTTGACTGGTTTTGCGACTGAAATTGTTCCTGCAGCGCCAATGCTCTTTAAATGATAATTTATCATTTTAACTGAAGATATACCAGTTGCAACAATTTCTTCAGCAGTCATAGATAAATCTTGACTCATATAAACTATTGCTTCTTTTTTATTTTTGAATGTTTGTCCATCATATTGAACTTTTGCTTCTTCAACTAAATCATAATCAATTAAAGATTCGTCCATTAATTCATAATCAACGCTTTCTTGATGGAATTTTTTATTATCAATATAAACTTCTTTTCCAAATTGCGGAGTCTTTTTCATAAAGTTTACAATCAATGGGATCTGCATATTAATATTTATTTGGTCGAATATTAAAGAATAATCCGGTTTATTTATTGAAGTATTTCCGCCGTCAGCCCAAACATCGAGGGAATCAAAAGATGAAATGTTTTTTGAACCTTTTAATAAATTCAATCTGAATGCTGCAGTGTCTCCATAAAAATATAAAAACCCGCCAAATTTGCCTCTGCCGTTTGAAAACATTTGTACTCCGGGCATTCTAAATACTTCGGCGCCCAAACGTTTGCCAATTAATTTTGCGATTAAGTTTGCTTGTTTTTCAGTATTTGCATTTATAGACGCCGCTTCTTCAACAAATTCCATATCTACGCTTTCTTCAACAACTGAAAAAATGTTTTTCTTCTTTTTATTTTCTTTTAAATAATCAGTAAAAGATTTTCTCAAAATATTACCTCTTTCTTTTTTTATTTTTTTAATTTATTTCTCGTTTTAATATATCAAAAAAACTTAATAATCTTTTATCAATGTTCTTTTTAAAATTATTATAGTCGTTCTCTCTAATAGAGTTTCTCAATTCTGTAGCTGAAACATCTGCGCCGGTTCTTGGGATCTCTATTACATCGACATCATACAATTCAGCTCTATCTAATTGTTTTTGATAACTTTCTGCTCTATCAGTTCCTGCTAAAACAGCAGTTATTTCATCTCCATAATTTTGTTCTATATCATTAATAATATAAGGAATATAGCCAATTTTAAATTCAATTAATTTTACTTTATTTCCAAATATTGATTTTATCATTTTATTTTGCAAATCAAGTTCAAATGGATTTTTATAAGGATCTGACTTTGCTCCTTTTATTATTGCGACATAAACTTTATTAAACTTTTTTAATGCTTTTTCAATAATAGCAATATGAGCTTTTGTTGGTGGTTGCATTCTACCCAAAAATAAAGCATTGTTTTCTTTCTTTTCTTCTTGCTGTTTGAAAAATTCTTTAAATGAAAGTACTTCTTCTTCAACAATAAAGTCATTAAAAATAATACTGTCTTCAATTAATTTATTAATTTTTTGAACAGCTTTATTTATAATTTGAATATCGTCTTTGCTATATTTTGCACTTGCTCTTTTTTTAGTTTTTCTAAAACCAGATGTTATTATTTGAAATAATCTTAATAATGTATTATTTGATGATATTTTATTTCTAAGTTTATCGTCTGTTATAAAATTTGTATTTGCATTAAAAACTTCATCATTTGAAAAACTTTTTGGCAATTTAATATTTTTATTTTTATTATAATAATTAATTGCTAATTTAGCAAATAAATTTAATTGTCGTTCTTCAGCTGTTTCGCCGTTTGTTTTAATTTTAGTCTTTTTAATAAAATCAGTTAAATCAAATAATAATGATTTATAGTCATCATTATTTTCACTCAATTGTTTTTTCTTTTTATCTTTAGCCATTTGAGTAAATACAGGATCCACTAATTTTGCAAAGAAGTCTTCAGTTTCATTTGAAAATTTAAAAACTAATCCTTCAATTGGAGAGTCAATTCCGTTTCTTAATGCAGTGTTTGCTAATTTAGGATTTAATATTGAAATAATAAATCTTGTAAATGAATTCGTTTTAAATTTTTGTACAAGTTCATCAAAATCTGTGCTTATAAATTTTAATATTTGTTCTTTTTGTTTTTTATTTAATTTGCCATTAAAAACAATAAACGGTCCGTCTACTTTAAAGTCTTTTGCTTTTTTATTCAATATTTTTGGGTCTGTAATTATTTTGCCATTTGATTTTATATTCGTAAGCATTAAATTGTTTTTAGGTAAATAATCATATTTTATTTCAACAGGATTATTATTATAAAAATATTCAAATGAATACATTACTCCTTCATCAAACTTATTAATATCGATGCTTTCTAAATGAGATATTGGAATTTCATATAAAGATAATATACTTCTATCAATTTTTGATAAAGGTTTATTTTCATTTCTATTATAAAATTGTAGTTCATCATTTTCTTTTTTTACTGAAAATGAACTGCCATCGACTTTTTCTGATATTACTAAATCTTGGTTCAATAAATCATTTAAAAAATCAGTACCTTTTTTATTCAAGTCTTTAAAATGAGTAATTCCTGCCATTATTTATTGTTCTCCATCATAATATTTTGAATTTTTAATTTGTTCTGGGATTGGTAATTTTTTTGTATTCAAAACACCAACGAAATATTTTACTATTTTCTTTCTTTCTTTCATTGATTTAAATGGAAATGATGTTCTATTGAACGCCTTCCAAATACTTTCAAAAGAATCTGTATCTTTTATTGTTGCTTTTGGGCCAAGGGCTGCTTTTACAATTTCAGCAGGGTTTTTCGTAATAAATTCATTATTTAATACTTTACCATTTTTTACTTTACCGCGTTTACCAACAAAACTTTTTATTTGATAATGCAAACCGTTTGTATTTAATAATAACCTGCCAAGTTCTTTTATGTCGCCTTTATATTTTCCATCAAATTCGTCTTCAAAATATTTAGTTATTTTACTTATTGGCAAAGAATGAAATATTGATTTTAAGAACTCAGTTCTGTATAATCCTTTATATTGAGAAGGATTTTTTACTGTAAAATCTGGAGAATGAAATAAGAAAGATGAAAAATCAGTGTCATTAGTAAGCATTAAATCAATTTGTACAGAGCCAAGTAATGTTTCAGTTTTATCATTGCTACTAATTGGCCAAGCAATAGATACAATATTAAAACCAGATAATAATGCGACCGATAAATTTGGAAAATGTGAATTTAATACTTTATATAATTCATTTAAAACTTTATCAGTTGAAACTTTAAAATTTTCTGCTAATGCATTTACGCCGACAGCAATGTCCATATCACCAGATGATGCTCCAGGCAATTTTTTGAATGTTGAACCTAATGGCTTATATTCTTTTTTGTTTAATTTTAATACACCTTTAAGTACTTTATCTTCAAAGTCTTTAAATGTAGCTTTTTGATATTCAGCTTTTATAGGTGATACATTTTCAACTGCTTTTCCACCTTCTTCGATAAATTGAACGAATTTTTTAAAATTCATATTATTTGTCTTTCTCTCTAATTTTTTTTTAATGAATATTTAATTGTATTTATTTTTATCAGAGAACAGGTCTTTAATAAACAATAAAAATAGTAAAAAATGTTCAGCAAAACTGTATATTAAAAACTTTAATATTTTCATTTAATAAACTCCATTTAAAAATTTCTTAAGTTCAATATAATTTTTAACCTGAAATGAGCTCCTTTTTATATTATCAATTGTTCTTTCTAAATAATCTGCTATCGTTTTCACTCTTTGATATTCATATGACAGTTGATAATATTCTTCATCTGCATTTATATAAGTTGCAATATCTTTTGGGGTAAGACGTTTCTTATTATATTCTTCATTATAATATTTGAACTTTTTTGAAAATAGCTCATCTTTTTTAAGCTGTAATTGTTTCAATTCTAAAGTTTCCTTCACCATAAGATCTAAAACTAATTGATGAAATTGTATTGAAGTTCTGCTAAAGTCTTCCATCTCTTTATCAGTATTTAAATCAAATCGTTTATTTATTAATTCTTTAACTTTCTCAAATTTTTCTTCAGTCATTTTTAAATTAATCTCCTATTAAAATTAGGTCAGTTTTTTTAATATCTTCAACTTTTATTTTAATTATTTTATTTTCTCTTTTTATTTCAATTTCTGTACCATAACGAATATCTATGCTTTTTCCATTTTTTACCGTTAATCTAATAAAATTATCTTTTTGAGGATTTTTTATTAATGTTGTTACCCCAATATTATATTTGCGAATTATTGAAGGATATAGAGACTCAAAATCAAAACTACTTAAATAAGAATGAATTCCTTTTTTTGCATATGTAAACCCACCGGGTAAATCTAAAGCTTTGTTACCAAATTCATCTACGGAATTTGTATTAATTTCTTGTCGATTATTTAATACAACATTATCTTTATGAATTAATTTTAAGACCATCCCTAAATGGTCTGCAATTGTTGAATAAATTGTTTTATAAGGCATTATTGACTCAGATAATTTCATCAAGACTTGGTCAATAAATTTTAATTTTGTTTCCATTTCAACAACTAATAATGTATCAAAAATATTATAATGAATAAATTTATCCCAATCGTTTATCCATAAATTTTTCAGTTGCCCATCATACTTTACTTTTCCCTTGCCTAATGTATGTTCAGCAACTGAGTTTAATTTATAATTATCTAAATTTATATGTTTCATAAATACATTTTTATACAAGATCATATAATCTAAATCAGTGATTAATGGAAAAACATAATCTCCATTTCTATTTTTATCAAATTTATTATTAAGTGGAGAAAATGATTTATCAGATCCCAAACGGTTCAATCTTTCCATCACATACTTATTATCAAAAAATGTTGTGTTCCAACCTGTTATTGCTTGTGTATTTTCTTTCTTAGAAATAGAGATAAATCTTTCAATCATATCTTTTTCATCTTTAATATAAAAATATGTTAAATTATTTATTTCAATATTTTCAGAATACAAATCTTTATTTAATGGCTTTGAAATTTCTTTATTTCCAAATACATAAAAATTTTTACTTTTGCTAAAGTATGCGGATATTGAATTTATTGGGTACCCGTATTGGTCTTGTAATGAACCATCGAACTCAGTTTCAATATCATAATATAATACTGAAAAATTTTTATACTCAGGAGTTAATTTTACATTTTCATATCTATCGTGCAAAAACTTTACTTCAGGTTGAAGATCTGCTTCAGCTAAATTCATAGGTGGAATGTTTGGGGCTTCTTTTCTTGAACTTACTTGCCTTTTCTCCATATAATTTCCATAAATATCTTTATATTTTGTTTTTGACTTTGATTTTATATAAAATGTATATGGATAGTCTTTGTACTTGCTTTTTATTAATTTATCATTCACAGTTTCCCATAAATGTATTGTGTTCGACCTATTATTATAATAAATTGAGTTAAACATAATTTTGTCGGGCATTGATAATTCTCCTTTAATTAGAAACCAATTAAACTTTTATACTGATTTGTTTCTACTATTAATATATAATTTTTTTATTCAAAATAAAATAGAAAAATAGCGAAATAATTATAAATTACTCCGCTATTTTTTATATAAGTATGAACTAAATTTATTGTTTATTTAAACCTGAATTTCATCGAAACTTGCTCCAGAATCAGTAATAACATAAGTTAATTTAATAAATTTAACATTCCGTACAGGTTTTAAAAATACCCAAATTACTAACTCTTCATTATCAATAACCTCAGGTGTATTATTTTCATCATCACATTGAACTTTATAATCATACAAACCGCCTGCATTTTTAATACCAGAAAGAAATTTATCAAACTTAAGTTCGATTCTCGTTCTTTCTGTCTCAGTATTATTAATATTATGAACTAATGAATTTGTGTATTCTTCTAAAGTATTTTCAATATTGTTTATATTGAAACGAACACTTTTGCTTCTTAATGCTGTATGTTGTCGAAGAGCCGTTAAGCTTTCCCAAATTACTGAACCAACACCAGCAAACATTTTCGCAGCATTTATATTTGCAGCAAAAAGTTTTGATAAATCGCCTTCACTAAATGTAACTAATTGTTCAATACCTGAAATAATACCACGAGGGTTACCTGCAGGAGAATCCCAAACATTTGCCTCAATCGCAGTTTTAGCATCTGTATATGCAGCAAATATTGAATTAGGAAGCCATACAAATTTATCATTATAAGAATCTTTAACTTTAGTAAAACCTGCTGTTAGAGAAACAAATGAAGGACTTGAATAACCATAACTTTCTGCAGCAATAATTGAATCTGCATCTAAATTATCGATTGAACCTGACTGAGCTTCCATTACACAATCTTTTCTAACATCAATAACGTGTGATGCAACGTGCTGTTTTACTGTTGTTTTTGGAGAAGGTACTAAAATTATATTTGCATCAACAGATTCTCTATTTGCTAAATAACTCCAACCTTGAATGTTATTTATATCAGAAGTTCCTGTTTCTGAATTATTACCACCTTTAAGAGCAATAAAAACAAATTCTCCAGGTTGTTCAGAATCAGGTTTTGACTCAATTACTAATTCTTTAAAAGGTAATTTAATTGGTGTTCCGTCTGCATATAATAAAATATCATTTGCGTCAGATTCATTTGCAAGATTGCCATTTGTGTCTTCAACATATCTTGTCGTTCCTTCTGTTGTTGAGCCAACCGGACGAATATAAAAACCTTCACTTCCATCAGATTGTGCTTTATAACGAACTTCCATATTTGAGCTTGCGATTAAACGTTCAACTGAAGAAGAGTCAATTGATGAAGTATTACTTGCGTCAGCAGCTTCTGTTTTTGGTTTTGCAATATAATAATATTCATCATCTACCATTGAAGAAACATATGAATATGAATCATCAATTGGCATAAAATCTTCAGCATCAGAAAAATCAGTTTGTCCTTCAATTAAAACCGTATCATCAAAACCACGTTTAACAATATCTAATAATTCTTGATTCGTAAGAGTTTCATTCTCAATAAAATATAATGAGTTCATCATTTCAATTTTATCGCCAATATAAAGAGATTCTTTATTTGCATCTAAAATATTATTTAGTGAAGCATAAATAACTTTATCAGGTTTGATAGAACCATTTGTAAAATTAGTAGGCCAATTCTCTGAAGAGTTTTTGCTATAAAAAGAAAGCTTAAAAACCTGAGTTGCAATAATAGAAGTAATATCATCCGTTGTTGCTGTGCCATCTTTAATTTTACTTATAACTGTATCAACATTAGAATCTGGGTCATAATTATATTTCCAATCAGAGTTACCACCAAAAAATTCAATTGAGTATGCAATATTATTACCTTCTGCGCCAGGAGCAGAAAAGAAAATTGAAAATTTAGAATCAGCAATTGCGGTCGCATTATCTAAATCAATAATACGGGTTGGTGTGTTTGGAACTACTGGTGAAGAATAACTTGTTGCGTCATCTTCTTTATAAGGTGCGACTCCTTCTTCATTTGTATAATAAACGGGTGATAGTGCATTACTTTCATATTTTAATCCACCAACTGCATATTCGTCAGCCTCAGTAATATCAGTCCCTGAAACAGTCACTGAAGGAACTCTTACAATAGTAATTTTATCTGAAATTGATAAATACTTGAGTGCTGCATACATTCCATAACCATATTCTGGAACTTTACTTTTACCACTAAAAACTGGTTTTCCAAATTCTTCAATAAATTCTGCCTCATTACTTACTGTAATTGGAGTATTTATTCTACCCTTTGGGCTTTTAATTACAATTGCACCGGCGACTGTATCCGTTGCCGAAATTGTTAAGCTTTTATCTAATTCTTTTTTAAATGAACCAGGTACATTATTAGCCATACTTTGTTCTCCTTATAATAAAATTTTTTTATTTTTTAAATCAATATCTTTGTTTGAATAATTTTAAAAAATCATTCTAACTGTAATTGTATCTATTTATTTTTAAAGCTTGTCTTCTAATTAAATATTAAAAAACATTTAAATAATCAAGACCGTTATCAAAACCGTCATAATTATACCCATAATCATTATTCTCGTCATCTTCAATATCTGAGCTTGATATTGATAACGGCACAAAACTCAGCTCTTCTTTTAATTCTTTATCAATTTCTGTCGATTCATAAACTTCAGAATGCTCATTATAATCAGATTCTAAATAATACATTATATAAATCAATGAAGTGACTTGGTCATCGTGGTCGGGCTCTGGTACTTTATAACTGCCGTTTGTTTGCTCTTCATATTTACCTAATTCTGAAATTGTGTCTTTATTTACTATTAAAAACCAATTATTTTCAACAAAACGTTTAAAAATCATATTTGCTAATTTTTTTGTTTTCTTTGTTGCTTTTATTCCTAATCCTTTTCCATTTTCAGAAATATTTACTAAACTGTCGCAATCTAAATCTCTCCATATTCTATTTGTTACTAAAATTCCAACAGAATTGCTTTCAACGACAATTTCAGCATTATTATAAGTTTCAGATAATCCTACAATAATATCTGAGAATTTATAAGGGTCTGTTTTATTATCTGAAAATGTCGCGACCTGTAATATTTTTTTAGGATTTGTAATATCTAAAACTTGAATAACAGAATTATCATTACCAGTTCCTTCTGACGGATCCGCTCCTAAAATATAAATATGATTTTCAATTGGAGCAGTAAATATTTTTAATTTATAATTTAGTCTTACTTCAATCGGGTCTTCAGCTCTTAAACCTTCTAATAAATCAGCTCTTATCAATGTTTTAGAAGAACCAATAAAACTACAATTATGCGCAGTAAACCCGTCTGTAGTAAAATGTTGTACATCTGAATTTATAATATCAAAAACAGGTTGAACTCCAATATTTTCTATTTTTATTATTGCAACTGAGCCTACTTTATTATTTTCAACTAAGTCACCTTCTTTTAAGTCTGAAGCTTTTACCCATTTATTAAAACTCCATAATAATTGGTCTGTTGTTATAATGATATTTTTATCTAAATTAGCAAATGATATTTTTAAGCATTCTTTATATAATTTTTGAATACCTTCAAAATGTCTGAAGCCAACTGATGTATTAATCTTATATTTATTAAATGTGTTTATTTTATATGTATTCTCCATATTAATATATATTTGTTTAACTTTAATTAATTTTTTAAAAATAAATAAATTAAAATAGTATTTTTATATTCATATGAGGAGTAATTTAATGAAAAATTTAATTGAAGAGGCAACAAGTTATTTGCCTGAGTTAAAAGATTTTGCTGAAGAAAATGTTAAGGACGACGATAAAAACGAAGATCTTGATGAGGAAGCCGTTGCAAAAACTAAAGCCCAACTTGCTAAGAAAAAGAAAGAAGCTTTGTTGAAGAAGAAAGAAGCTGCAAAAAAAGCGGGAATGTCTTTATCTGCTTATGAAAAGAAAAAAGCTAAAGAAGCAAAAAAATATGCAAGAACTCATAAAGCTCAAATCAAAAAATCAGCAAAAAAATATGCAAAATCTGCTAATGGTAAAAGAGCTGCTAAAATTGCAAAAAAACGCGACGCTAAATAAATTTTTTAATTAAAATTTTATTTTTTAAAAAGGGTGGGATTCAGATTTTGAGTCCCTCTTTTTTAATATATTTAAATTGGAGAAATATATGTTAAAATTGTTCATAATTATACTCATTACATTTAATTCATTTTATAATATTGAATTAAACGCTGAAACAATTGAAAAATACAATAGGAAAAATTGGTCTCATTGGGTCACGGTTAAAGACGGTGTAAATATTAGTTTAAATACAAGACAAAAAGTATTGTATGATGAAAATGTTTCTGACACTTTAATTTGTTTAATTTTAAAAGGTGATCTTAAAATAATTAAAGGTACGTGGGTTTGCCCTTATTCAGGTGATACAATTTATGACCCAAGAAAATTAGATATAGATCATTTAGTCCCATTGAAAAATGCATTTGAAAGTGGTGGTAAAAGATGGAGCAAAAGAAAGAAAAAAGAATATGCAAATTATTTAAAAGACGAAAACCATCTTGTCGCCTGTAAAGCATCATTGAATAGACAAAAAGGTAGTAAAGGGCCGCTTGAATGGATGCCGGAGAAAAATAAAATTTGGTACGTTAAAAGTTGGGTTCATATTAAAAGACTTTGGAATTTAAAATGTGATATTATAATTCCTAATGAAAAATAATCAAACAAAAATGGAATCTCAATTTTTTACTGAGATTCCATTTTATTTTTTTTAATGTTTCATCAACAATTTAAAATATGTTTATTTTTCTCTAATTCACGCAAAGAAATTTTCTCAACTATTACCCAATCATCTTTATCGTGATGTTTTATTACAGTTACAAATGGCGCGCCTTCCAAATCAATATCTTTATAAGATTCATCTTCAATTTCACATAAATCCCAATTCTTTAAAAACATTGCAATTACATTTAATCTTTGATAATCTTCTTCTAACATATCAACAAATTTATTAGGTAATAATGCGTACAATTCTTTAAAATGAGTTAAATACCAACCTTTTTTATTTGCTTCAGGAAAATCTAATTCTACTAAATAGCAAGATTGATAAAGTATTCTCCGTTTCATATCTCCTACGCCGATTCGCCTTAATGTTTCACGAACCGCACTTATATTTGCTATTTTTGATAAATTTACTTTATACATAATTTAATCATCTCCTTCAATTTTTATAATTATATTTTCATATTTAAGAGATATTGAAAACTCACTTTCCATATCTTCGCCATAAGCCAATGATAATGAACTTAAATTTGAAATAAATAAATTCTTATACTCAATTTTTGCAACTGGTCTTTGTTGGTTATCCAGAGCAGTCACTATTACTGAATTTATTACATCATCAACTAATTTCTCACTAACGTCTTTATTTTCATTATTTCCATAACGGACAGATTGTATATATCTAAACGCATAAAAATAATTCATTAAATCTTCAGATAGTTTGAACGTTAAAGTAATTTCAGATAAAGAATTGTTCTTCTGAGAAATTGGGTGATTAATTGTATAATCTAAAATTACACTTTCAACAAAATCTAAACTAAAGTCTGGTAAATCAACAGAGCGAATATAATTATCGAAATATTTAAACGCCCTGTGATTTGTTAAACCAGGTATATTTGATATACTAACTAAAAAATTAGAATTTCTTGATGTATTTGGAAAACCCATTTTTATATCTTTTAAACCTTAAATTATGTTTCTATTCTTCAATTAAATCAATTAAAACAGAAACGGCAAACTTAGCATCATTAGTAAGAGTGTCAGGTAAATCTTTAAGTTTGATTTTATTAAAATCAATTTCAATTTCTTCACTCAATAATTCATTATATTTTTCAAGTTCTTTATTTCTTGCTTCAAGGGCGTCTTTATAATCTTCATCTAATTTTTTAATTTCTTCAGTAAGATTCTTTTTATTTTCAGGATCTGAAACAATTACACCCATTTTATTTTCAGTTAATTTAAGTTCACCGGTTTCGTCTTTATCCCCATATTTTTGAGACAGTTCTTGAGTCTTTTGAATATAATCTTTATATTCTTCAGAATCTGTTTCAAATGCTTTATTCAATGCTTCTGCTTCATCTGCAATTAATTTTGAGTTTTTTAGTAAACTGTAAACTAATACTTTAGATTGAACAGTTGATGAGAGAACATTGAACGCCTGGTTAAAATCAAGCAATTGTTTTTTTGTGATTTTCATATTTATCACTCCTTTTCAAAAATTATTAAAAAATTAAAAAATTAAAACTATTTTTATCAATTCTATTTATATTTTTTTAATCACTACCAAACATATAATTAAAACTTCCACTAAATAACCCATAATGTTCTGATATTTCATCATAATTATATGAGTTGTGATCTGATGCAGTTGCGTAATGATCGCCGTTGCCGTCGTCAGCCCAAGTATAAATATCATCTTCAACGATGGGCAAACCGTCCTCAATATTCCCGTTAACATACATATCATTATTTATTGAAAAATGATTTATATCTCCAGCACCCCAATTTATTAAATAATCTGGAGAATTTTGTACTACACCAGTGCGCTCTAAATAATATAACACCCATTCATCGTGTGTACCGGCGTCACTTATAACTCTTGTCTGACCGTGAAACGAAGTTCTTTTATAACCACCGCCATCTTCAAATTGTCTTGCACCAACATTATCAATTACAAATTCGCCTTTAGGCATTCCACCTAACCAATTAAAAGATGGCATTTTTTGGTCAATAACAAAAGAAGAAACATCAAGGCGCATTCTTACATAATTATTAGTTTTTACTGAACAAGCGACTGTTGCAAATGTATGAAATTTAAAATTATAAATTGCTTTTTGTTTCGTACTCTGACCAGCTGCGTTAAATACATTTATTAATGTTCCTACAAAATGTAATGGCACAGTTAAATAACTCGTGTTGTCCCTATGGTCACTTGGGTAAATAAAAATAATATTTACAGTTCCTGTAATAAATTGAGGAAATAAATCTGTAGCATCATCTTTTAATTTTAAACTTAAAGGGGTATAATAGGCTTCACTGTATAATGAATTAAACGGTCTTGTTTTTGAACCTAATGCGAAATTATTTGATTTTGCTATATAATTATAAGGTACTAAATCGCCGTTTATCATTATTGAATTTGCTTCTTTTGCTTTTTTAGTTCCATCATTAGCATTTCCTCTTATATCATTGGTCGCATTTAATACTTCAATATAAGACAGCCTTGAAGCAATATATTTAAAATAATGGCCTCCGGCGCCGCCAAGTACCTCGCCGCCCTGCACTGTTAAATGCCCATTGTTATCGGTATCAAAAACGGGCTCAGTATAAGCAACTAAATTATTTTTTAAGTAAATGTTGCTGGAATTATTTTTAGAATGTATATAATCAACATGAACTGTATCAGAATATAAATTATTTGTATAAGTATTAGCCCAGTAAGTGCCCGAACTTCCTAAATTTCTACGGGAGTGCCCGTAAGATGCGGGAGATGACACTAAATGATCCGTTACTTCAATTTCAGTTGAATTTATCGTACCTAAAGTTTCTGCTCTTACATTTAATGAATATGTATTTAAAAAGTATTTTGTGTTGCTTCCTAATGAATAAGTATTATTTGAATAAGGATAGAAATCATCATCAATACTTACATATGTATTCGTAGAACTTTTTATTAAATCTGTATCTAATGTTGAAATAATTAAATTATTTGCATAAACACTGTCCCACACTGATGTCGCGCTTCCTAAATTTTTTGAACCTGTTGGAATTAAATCATCATTTATTGTAATATAATCTGAGTTTGGATCTAAGCTTGATAACCCGCTCGTTAATATATAATTTGAAAATGTATTTTCAAAATACCCAGTAAGACTCCCCAACGAATATCGTTTAGTTTGTTCAGACCAAGTGTCAGTTTGCGAAACATAATGGTACCAAGTACCTTCTCCCGCTAATAAATCTCCATTAAGAGTAATGTCACTACGCATATTAATCCAAGCAGGGGAACCTGACGGAGTCACTGCTTCAATTGAACCTTTAATATTATTTATTACAATATTATTACCAAAAATATTATTAAAGGGGTAAAAACCATTTGTGCTGGCATCACCCTCATACATTCCAATATCATATGCAAAGTCTTTATTATCAGCAGTCTTTTCACCAGAGTTAGCCCATTCTGAGGCAAGATGTCCTGCTAACATTACTTTTGCTTGAGCCTTTGTTTTTGTTGCGGAACTATTTGAACTATAATCAAAATCAACAGAACGAATTGATTGAGTTAGTAATTTTTCTGAAACAAAATTATATGAATGTATTATAGAAAATATTGCAGAATTTGTGCCCTTCCAATTATTAAAATTGCCACTCGATGCAGGTGATAAATCAAAATTATCTCCGGCTCTTCCAATATGATGTCTATAATCACCGCTTGGTATTATTGAATAAAATCCTGTGTTCGCCCCAAAAATAATTGGGTAAATATCATATGAATCGCCGTTGGCTTTAAATGTGTATGCGTTTGAACCCAAACTTATATCAGGCTTCAAATAATCAGTTTGTATTTCTTTTGTAAAAGTCTGTTTAAATCTATTTGCAGATGAACCTAAATTTAATTTATCAGTTGAATTTGAAGGGTCTAAATAATTTATTGGAATTATTTCAGATGCTCCAACACCAGACGCAGGAAAATAAACATTTACTGTATTTGATAAATCATTATTTTCTCTGTCATTTTTATTTTCTCTACCTTCCATACCAAAACCAAAATAATCAATTTTAGTATTATAAAGGTCAGATGGGTTCATATTTGCATCAAATTTTATTTGTTTATTTTCAAATAAAACTCCAACAGGTTTTCCATTTATTTCTTCATCTGTATCAACATAAGTCAATGCTCTGTTTGAAATAATAAGTCTTGCTCTATCTAATTTATTTGCTTCTGCATCATTTGAAATTACAACTGAGTCATAAATATATTGTGCGACTTGAGTTGATTTATTTACTCCGCCTTCAGTTAAACCTTCTGTTTGAGACCAATAAGAATCTTCAAGAGCAACATTTAAATTAGTTTGTTGATAATCATTTAAAAGATAACTTAATTGTATATCTAAACTTAATTCATTTACACCATCTTCAACTAAATCAGATTTTGTCATTGTTTCTGGAATAACTGTAACCGTGAAAGGTACAAAGTTTGCAGTTAAAGAAGGATCAAGTTGGTCATCATTCAAGACTTTTACAAATGTAATAATTTTGTTATATCGTATATTTCCAATTGATTGGTCAAATTTAATATTATAAGACGCAACAATTTCAGGGTCTCCTTCGTCATTAGTTATTTTCTTTGTTGAATAAATTACAGTATCAAATAAACTGTCAGAGTCAGAAGGAACTTGTAAATGCCCATAAGGAGAATTTGTAGTTTGAATAAATCTATTAAATGTGTCAAGAGTATCAGCAGAATCTAATTCCTCCCAATCCTCTCCATTTGTAATCCATTTGTCATCTTCATAATGAATTGAAGTTGCATTATCGGACTTAAATATTTTACGACCTGAATTGACTAAATATTTTTCTCCAGATTTAACTAATGGGACTTTCTCAGTGTTTTGTGCATTTAATAAATGTTTAGCATTATTTGCATCAACTGCTGTATCTAAGTCTCCTAAAATATATTTTGAATTATAATCTAATGAATATGTTGATACATTATTCCAAAGAAATAGGTCATCTTCTGTAATTAATCCGCTGCATCGTTCTTCAAGAAATTGTAATAATTCTAATCTATTATTATCGTATGGTTGTTCATTAAATTCATTTAAGCATAAAGACTGTGCAATTTCATCAATTCTTTGGTCATAAACAGGTAAAAACCATTTTACAGCTGTGTCTAATTTATCACTTGCGGTATCAAAATTTGCTGCTTGCTTAATTAAATTATAACCAGATTGCGTAATATAAGTATACTTATTTTTTGGCATTGTAATTGTTGACATATTCACTGTTTCCTTATAATTTTTAATTATTTTTAACTTAATATATTGTTTCTATTTATTTTTTGTTATTCATTCCGTAACCGAGCAATTAGATTAAAATTGTATTTGTTGTTTTTAACAAGTTAAAAACAAGATTTTTAAAACAAGTTTAAAAAATCGAAATTACTTTATTTTTGAAATTTTTAAAATACTTAAATTTTTAAATTTCAAATTTTTAATAAAAGTACTTAAAGACTTAAATCAAATAAAAAATTATAATTTTCTGGAGATTTTTACTTGTTAAAATCTACAGAACTTGTTTTAGCTTTAGCTGAAACAAACAATAATAAAATAAACTAAATTTAATTAAAATATTAAAATAAACTAAATTTGATTAAAATATTAAAATAAACTAAATTTGATTAAAATAAACTACAGTTCTTTAAAATATTAAAATTGACTAAAATAAACTACAGTTTTTAAAATTTATTTATAATAGTTTTTACAATTGTAGATAGTTCCAAATAAAATTGGAACTGAACCATTTTTTATTCAACATTCAGGATATTAAAATATCCTTACAGTTTCCTAAAAAATTCTGTAGAATTTGCTTCTATATAATATAATATAATAAAGGATCACTATAGTCGTGGTTCCTCAAAATTGCTATATAAAAATCAATCATTTATAATTCTGCATATAAATTAAAAATTATACGTATAATTAAAGTATAAAACTAACGAAATAGACACATACAAGCTAAAATAAATAAAAATATGAATTAAATTAAAAAAAATTTGTATTTTGAAAAATAAAATTATATATTATTATTGAAAATAAAAAAGGATTGATAAAAATGATTAAATTTGAAATTATTGAAGCAAAAACATTATTAAGAATTTCGGTCGGAAAAATAAGACCTTATTATGAACTTGACAGGTTTACTAAACCCAATAAGCTCGACCTTATTAAAAATATTGATAAAAACAGAGAATTCAATTCGTTAAAAGACTTTTGTGATTTATATGACACAACAATCGTAGCATCTAAATTTGATACTAATATAAATCAACAAATTATGGCTTTTAATATTGAAGCAGGTCTTAGTAGCGGAACATCAAAACAAAAAATATTAGATTATATCAAAAACATCCCATTAATGCCTAATTGTGTATTACACGGTAGAAACGGTAATTTGCAGCTTTTATATTTAGCCAATAGTAAAACAAACCAAAATATTAAAAGTGTTCAAAAAGCTCTGCATATGATCCTGAAAGAATTTTTTGAAATAAATACTGTTGAAAACGGTATTTTAATTTCATCTCATAACTCAATTAAGTACAAATCAATTTTTATTTCAGATGACATAAATAAAAAATTTTATGATAATGCAGTCGAATCACTAAACTTTATTACAAATTATGAGTACAGTGACAGAGACAAAATGGAGTCAATGAAAATTAAAAAAGTTATTAAAAATATGCAACAAAATCATTATAAAAAAACAACGAATTATGATGATTTGTTAATTGCTGAAGATTCGTTTAATATTATTAAAGACTTTGATATTTCAAAAATAAAATGTTTGAACTTACAATTAGATTTTAATGAAGTTTCAAACGAGGATAAAGTCATTACAATATCAAATTTAGTAAATTTTAATAAATCAAAAATTATGATTAGCGGAAAATATAATAATGCTGTTAATAAAGCTATTCAAGCATCAATTATTAAGAACAATGTATTTAATCTCTCTTGCTCAAATTGTTCAAAGAAATGCGCTTGTAAGTCATTGTATAATACGGATTTACAAATTAATTTAAAAAGCAAAATATTTTCTTCGCTCGACGTTGATTTTAATAAAAAAACGGAGCCAATTGCGAAAGGAGATATTGATAAATTAAGAAGTGAATTAAAAAATATTTTAACAAAAGTAAGGAAAAGTGAGAAGGGCAGCATTAATTTAATTAAAGTCCCAACAGGCGGAGGCAAAACTTTTGCAGCAATGAAAGAATTAGCAGAAAGTTCAGTACTTGCGTTTCCTAATCATCAATTAAAATCTGAAAAAATAAATGAATATATTAATTTATACTCAGATAAGCCATTTGAATCTTTAAATGTAAAAGACTTTTTATCTGAAGAAGATTATGAAACAATAACAAACATTTATAAGATTGAGGGATATTATTCTGCTTCAAACTTTATTAAAAGTAGAAGAGGCGGTAAAGAATGGCTGCGCAAAAATAATTTACCGTTATCAAAAAGAACATTTACAACACACGAAAAAAGTTTAGTAACAAAATTTAATACAAATGTTAGAATGGTCGCTTACGATGAAGACCCAGTTAATTCATTATTTAAAACTTCAACATTTAAAAAGACCAAAGTCTTGTCAGAATTAGATGAAATATATGAAATAATTGCAGACAGTAAAAAAGGACCGTTATTATCTTTGATAAATGCAATAAAATCAATTGATAAAAGAAGTGATTTTAAACGGAACCCGTTATCTAAGAAGGAAATTAAATATATTTTAGATAAAGTTTATAAAAATAAAAAAATAATTTCAGCAACAACTTTAAATTTAATTGGCTCTTTTATTATAAGTAATGAAACATTTGCATCAGTAAGAGAACTTCCTTCTCAAACAATTGTAATATTATCCGCGACAATTGATACAGATTTTTATGAAAAATATTATAAAGATAGAAAAGTTAATGTTTATGAAATTGAAATGGAATTATTAGGAGAACTAAATCAAGTAAAAATTCCAACCGGGAAAGTAAATTTTAATAAAAACAAATATTTAAAAAAACAAATCGCCGAAATAGCAGAATTAGCGGGCGCGGACGACATAATTACATATAAAAAATATGCAAGCGAAATGAATTTTGATGAACATTATAAAATTTATATGGGCAATACTTCCGGATACAATTCATTAAGCGGTAAGAACACAGTCGTTGCAGCAACATTTAGGAAACCTGAACAATTTTATATATTGAAACATATTGCTAAATTAAATTTTAATAATAAAAATAATAAAAATAAAACTAAATTGACTTTGCCAAATACATTTTCTAAATCAACAATGGGTGTTAAAAATGGAAAACATTATTTTAAGTTTTTTACATTTCTTGACACTGGACTTAGAAAAACACAATTAGACGATATAAATTCTGAAATGGTTCAAGCAATTGGTAGAAGCAGGTTATTATTGAACAAAGATGTTGAGACGGTTGTAATATCAGACTTTGTTCCTGATATTATAAAATCTGAGAATATATTTGAAAGAAAAGAATATCTTAAATTAAAAGGAGAAGATTAATGAAAAAGAAACAAAATAAAAAACAAACTATTGTTGAAGAAAAAAATAATAGTGTTGAAGAAATTAATATTACAGAAGAAGATATTGAAGAAGCTGAAGCACTCGGCGCAGCACTTGAAGAATCTTTTGGCAACGATTTTGGTTTTGAGTCATTTTTCTAATAAAAAATCAAAATTATCTTTCTTTAATAAAAATAAATAGAATTATAAAAAAGAACCGAAATTAATTTTGTATGATATAAAAATATTTTTAAAAAGGAGAGATTATGGCAGGATTTACAGTGCCTCAAACTTCAATACAAACAAGAGATGTACAGCGTAGTTGGTTATATGAATTTAGTATTCCTGAAATTTCAAGACTAAATGGTATTGCTGGTATGCCAAGTACAATCGGGCAACCTGAAGGTTTTACAACTTCAGTAAGAGCAGTAAATATACCAGGATGGACAATTGATCCAATACAGTCTGATTATATGGGAGACCAAATTTGGCACCCTGGTAAAAAAGTACCAGTGACTGATATTACAGTTCAGTTTGAAGAAGATGGTAACACAGGCGCAGTACGAAAACTATTTGAGAACTGGGGAGAAGTGATTCAGAATATCAATAAAGAAAAAACTTCAACTGGTGGAGCATTACCTGGTTTTAGTCATAAAGAAGGCGGTTTTGCAGTTACTGCATTTATAACAACTTTTAAGTACGATATGACTCCATTGCAAAAGATAAAACTTAAAAATCTTTGGCCTACATCAGTTCCTGAAGTGTCTCTCGCGGCAGACGGTGCTGAGAAAATAGTTTATGATATTGTGTTCAAAATTGATGATTATGAGTTTGTATTTTAATTAAAGACTTTTAATGTTTTTAAAATTAGATTAGGTTGGGAATATTTTAAAATATTTCTGACCTTTTCTATTTTATTTTGAAAAATAAAATTATATATTTAAATAATTGAAAAAAAGGAGACTGTTAAAAAATGGCAAAAAAACAATTATTTGATTGGTTAAGAGACATCACACAAACTAAAGCTGAGTTTGATGAAGAACAAGAATCATCATATTCGCCTTATATGATAACGAGATTTGTGTCGATGTCTAATTTACATTTAAATTTAGCAAATGCAATTAATCAAGTAAGTAATGGTAATATACCTAAAAAAGCACATTATAATTTTTATAAAAGTGTGTTTCCAAAAGCATTTCATAGATTTAATTATATAAAATCAAAAAAAGATAAGAATAATGATAGAGATTTTTCGATTGAATGTATTTCTAAATATTATGAAATTTCTCCAAGAGAAGCATTAATTTATTATAATCAATTGACAGATGAACAAATTAAATTTATAACAAGTAAGTATGAACACGGCAAAATAAAGAGGAAAGTGAAATGAAAAAAATACTTAATAAGATTTTTAATAAAATTAATTTACTAAAAATGAAACATTATGATTTTCAAAAAAATAAAAATGGAGAACTTCAGATTTGGGTACCGTTTTCAATTAAAAACAGAGAAACTTTAATAAATTATATTAAAGGATTTAGATTTGCTAAAATAAATTATTATGAAGCATTATCTCAAGTCTTGCCTGAAATAGCAATAGATTTTTTATTTGATGCAGGTTTAATTGAAGAAGATACACAGCGGTCAGATAATGTATTTGAAGGTGAATTTTTTGATGAAAATTTAGATGATGAAGATGAATATGATGATGACAAGATAAATAGTATTATTGCTAATGCATATTCATATTTTTCAACTTTAAACATTTTTATATCTTTATCAATGTTAAGTTCTACTGAACATTCTGGTGTATTACCTAACGGAAAAATAAAAAATGATATGACTGTTGAAAATGCAAATAAAATATTATTTAATGCTTTTTCTCAGCACTCAAGCATTGAAAATGAGTTCATTCAATCTGAAGATTTTATACTTACAAATTTTCTATATTTTGAGTGTCCTTTTTGTGGGAACCCTCATTTCTTTAAGACTGAGCACGATATTCCTACTAAGAACTTTAACTGTCCTGAATGTGGTAATATTGTGATTGAATATACAAATGTAAATAATAATAATTTTATAGAATATAATTCAAAAACTTTAGCTAATTTAATAAAGAACGAAAGAAAAATTTCTTTCATTAAAGCATAGGAGATATTTTTAAAAATGGCTATTAGAGAATATAAATGTCCAGTTTGTGGTTTTCAAAACGAATATATTGAGAGCTCCTCTGTATCAAAAACAAATTGGCACCCTGAGATTTGCCCTAAATGCAATAAAAGTAAATTAGAGAAGGTTGAAACATTTTCATTCTTTGCTCCTTCTGTGCCAGGGACATATCAGCATAATAAAAAAATTGATAAAATAAACCAAGCGTTAATGAACCCAAATACTAACCATAATACAAACCCCTATTAAAAAGGAATTTTTGATATGCCTATTGATAGAAGTAATCGCTATGAAATTAAAACAAATTATAAGTTTGATAGAACAGGAATTTTTAAAAAGTCAATTGAGAGTAAAAATAAGTATTCAAAAAAGTCTCGTAAAGGAAATAAAATAAATGTCAGAAATATTTATAAGTAAGTATAATTCAATATATTTTAAAATAACTTCGACAGATACTTCTGTTTTAAATGCTATTTCAAATCACTTTGCAATATTTAAACCTGGTGCTCAATTCAGCCCGAGATTTAGAAATAAAATATGGGATGGTAAAGTAAGATTTTTTGATAGGGCTAAAGGAGCATTACCAATCGGGCTTTGGAATATTTTATTAAATTATTGTGAAGCAAACAATATAAAATATACTTTTAATTTTGATGTTAAAAAAACATTTAATAACCCAGATGTTATTACAAGAAAAAAAGCAAAACTATTTATGGATATGCTTGATGAACAACAAGAATTTAAATCTCACCCGTTTCAAGTCGAATCATTATATAAGGGCATAAATCATAAAAGAGGTATTATAAGAATCTCAATGGGCGGCGGCAAATCTTATATACAATATGCAACAGTTAGATATTTATTAGCATCAGGTGAAGCAAAAAAAGTTTTATTAATTGTTCCAAATAAAGGTTTAGTAAATCAGATGTACGGGGATATGAAAAGCTATAATTGGAAAGATATTGATAATAATGTTGATGTTCTTTCATCTGAAATACCTGCAAAAGAACGTAAAAGAATAAATGATAATTTTGATAAAAAATTATTAATTACAACTTGGCAAAGCATTACTAAAAAATCTGCAGATTGGCTAAATCAATTTAATGCAGTCTTAACAGATGAAAGCCACGGCAATGCGGCGACTTCATTAAAAAATATTTTATCAAAAATGAGCTGCACTTATAAATTAGGTTATACTGGAACATTACATAATGCGTCTGAGGATAAAGTTGGTTTATATACAGTATTTGCTTATTTAGGACCTGTGTTAGTTGATATATCAGCAAAAGAACTTGAAGATATGAATTTAACATCTAAACTATTTATAAAGTCTTTAATTATAAAATATCCTGAAGAAATTAAAAAATATGGCAGATCAAGGGAGTTTGCGAATGAAATGGAATATATTGAAACTTTAGAACACAGAACAAATGTTATAAAACCTCAAGTTGAAAGTTTATGGAAAACCAAAGAATTGACAGATGCAAATGTTATTGTGTTAGTAAAAAAGATAGACCATTTAAAAGAAACTGTTTCAAAATTAAAATCGTTATTTCCAGATAGTGAAGTCAGTTTAATATACGGTGGAGTCTCTGCAAAAGAACGTGATAAAATTAGGGCAAAGGTTGAAAAATCAAAAAGAGCAATATTAGTTGCCACTTACGCAACGGTTTCAACTGGTTTTAATATTAAAAATTTACAAATAGGTTTTTTCTTATCAAGTTATAAAAGTAAATTTAAAGTATTGCAATCAATTGGTAGAGGTTTAAGAAAAGTTAAAAATGGTGTAAATAAATTTTTCTTGTTTGATATTGTTGATGATTTTAGAGAAATAAATAAAAATGGAGTATTAAACGATAGAACTGCAAACCACGCTTATAAACATTACATTAAAAGACAATTACATTATAAAAAAGAAAAGTATGATTGGCAAGAACAAAATATAAAATATAGTGAACTTGCAAAAATAAATAATTAAAAATTATAGGAGACAAAGAAATGTCAGAAAAAACAATTGATATTACTGAGAAAATTAAATCTGTTGTGGAATCAGGTGCTGGTGTTAAAACAGAAAACAAAAATGATACAAATGTTGTAGAAGAGTCTGCAATACCTGAACAAAACGTTGCGCCTTTACCAACAGTACCTTTACCAACAACGCCTAACACTCAAAATACTGACGCTGAAAATATGAAAGAATTTTTAAGTTCTTTCTCAGCAACACCAACACAAAAAAGTCCTAAGCAAAAAATTAAAAGAGGGCCGTTTAATAAACAAACTAATTCTATTGATATTACAAATGAGATTGAAAACTATTTGTCCTCAACCAAATTTAGAAATTTAGTCGGGGATATAATTTACGATATAGCTTCAAAATCATTATCAGTTGCAATAAAAGATGCTGTTGAAGATATAATTGATTATTATGAAGAAGAAATTGATAAAGAGTATGAAGCAAAACAAAAATATTTAAAAACACATAAAAATAACCCCTTTCCAGATAAAGATGATTATTTGGATTATGATGATGATTATGATGATTATGAGGACGAGGAGGCAAGATGGTAGCAAACGCTGTAAAAAGTAACGCGTTTAGACACTTAATTGCAGACTCATTATTAAATGAATTTGTTGGCTCAAGGGTGATTTTATTAAAGCAACTGACTAAAGAAGAACAAAGAAATATTAAGACTTACACAGAATATAATACAGGTTCTGCAATTGATATAAAACAATTTGAAGTTAGTGACTCTGAAACAGGTTATACGCTTGGCGGCCAACTTATAAATAACCCAAATAAAAAAGATGACGACGGAATTTACATTTCTTGTGACGATATTATTTTTATTAATAATAATTTTAACTTTGAAGTTTATGGAGTTGCAATAATTAAAAATAATTATGTAATACTTACATATTTATATGGAAATAAATCAATTGTAAAAAATTCTGATGTTTTATTTGCATTACCTCAATCAAAAACAGAACATAATATATTAATTGCGGTGGATTAATGATAACAAAAAATCTTAATAAAGAGCCACTTAAAGATTCAAAGCCTTCTGAATTATCAATTAAATTAATTCCGTTTGTAGATGAGTTTGGCTCTTTTTATGATAAAATAGAACTTTACCCAACTGAAAATAATCCAATAACAGTTATGCCTAACCAATTGTTATTAAAAGAAACTGAAAAATATAAAACAGATGCTTTAACTTACGCAAGAATCGCATCAGAAAAAACAGTAATAAATGGAAATATTGCAGAGTATTTTGTTACTGAGTTTGATAAAAATGGAAATCAAAATATATTAGAAAGTAATGACCAGGATACAAAAATTGTAAGATCATTTAATTTAATGATTGAGTATGAAGATGTGCCAGACCATACAAGTAATTTTAGTGCGTATGGAATTGAAGATATGAATATTGGAACAATTCACGTTCCTAAATTACATTTTAAAGAAGCTTCAAAATACGCATCAAAAAAATCAGATGAAACGACAAGCCCAGATAAAGGATTTTTAATTGATGATAGTAAAATTTTTGAATCTTTAGATGCACCAAAAATTGGAGACTTAATTAAATCTCGTTTAGATGAAGTATTATATAAAATAGTTTTTGTAGATGACGGAGCAACCGAAGCAGGCGATTTTTTAAGTCGTCAAGCATACTGGACTTTAAGTATTAGAAAATATATTGACAATCATCAAGGTATTGATAATAAATATGATATGGCAGATGTTATGCAAGACCAAATTGGCGATTATGTTGACCAAGAAAACGCAGATGATATTTTTGATATAAAAGATTATATAAAAGACAGAAGAGATGAAGTCATTTATGATGATTCTGATGAACATAAACAACCGCCAAGAAATTCAAACACAGTTGGGAAATGGTTTTAAAATATGGTTTTATTAATTGAAGAAATGTCGAAATTAGATAATGCAAAATTGTCTGATATTATTGATTTTATAAAATTAAATCATAAAGGTAAAAGACGCAAATTTGGAGAAAAAGAAGCTTATTATAATCACCCTGTTAGAGTCTTTACTAAAATTTATAATTTAACAGATGATTTTAATTTAGCTGCTGCGGCATTATTACACGATACTCTTGAAGACACTGATGTCACCGAAGGAACTTTAGAAGATTATTTTGGAACAGCAATCGCAAATTTAGTAAAAGAATTGACAAATGATAAAAATGAAATTGATGCTTTAGGAAAAACTAAATATATTATTAATAAAATGAACAAAATTTCAGATAATGCTTTAACAATAAAATTAATTGATAGATTAGATAATGTCTCTGACTTTAGCATTGCACCTGTAAAATGGGTAACAAAATACATTGACCAAACATATTCAATATTAGCAGGAGTAAAAGGAAGAAATAGTTTACAAAAACATTTAATGAAATTAATTTACGACAAAATTGAGCCGTTCGAATACTTATTAGAAAACTAAAACTTTAAAAATAAATATATTAATTAGTATTTGAAAGAAGTTTTAATTTAGGGGAAATTAGTGAAAGATAACAATTTTATAGATAAACAAGCAATTGGCTTCATATTAGCAAATAATTTATTTAAAGACATAAATAAATTTGATGCAGTAAGACTTGGTTTAGTTGATAAAGCAGGCAATATATTAAAAGATCCCAAAACTGAAGAAGAAAAACAAGCACTAAACTCCTTTGATTTAATGCTTATAACAATTCGTTATTTATTAAAATCGAAAATATTAAAATTTTACGATATAAAATATTCAAAATTTTATAAAGATACAAGTGTTTGGGATAAAATAATTCCTTCTAAACAATTAGCAAACTATAATATTGTCAAAAAAATAAATCAAGATTTAATAGAACTTTTAAAAGATGGTGAATTTACGCTAATACCAGATAATTTAGAAGAGTAAAAAAAAAATGTTATTTACAACTGGTTTTTTACGTTCTTTATTTGAAACTAAATCTTTCAAGCAATATGATAGATTTGTAACTAAAAATGCGAAAAGAAAATCAAAAATTCAAAAAGGTAAATTTTATACTTTTGTTTATGACTATAAACTTGATTATAATTTTAATGAACTAAAATTTTTTGATTCCTACCCACTTACATTTATTTACAGTATAACATATTCAACACAAACATATTTTACTGGAATAAATTTCCATCATCTACCTATAAAAATTAGAAAGAAAATTTTAGATGGGCTTCTTTCTAAAAATTTAAAAACAATTTCTTATAATGATTTAAAAGTAATAGAAAAAACTTCTCCGTTCGCAGTCAGGAAATACTTAGTTGACAGTGTTGTAAAATTATATGAAGTAGATGAAACAAATATTGATGAGTTTATACAAATTGCAACTAAAACATATGAACAATCAACTTTTGAAGCAAGAATGCGCAATTATGAAAAAAATAAATAATTTTGAATTTAATGTTTAATTATTATTAAAAAGGTAAAATAAAATATGGCTGTTTCACAGAATAACAAAAATAAGTTCTTTGGTTTTTTCAAAAAATTAATTAGCAAAGAACTAACACAAGAAGTAAAGCAAGCAAGCGATAATTCACAAGCACAAGGTTATGTTGACCCAGATTTAATAGAACTACAAAAAAGACTTACTTCAGAACAAAATGGTTCTGGAGCATTTGCAGCGAATGAAGTGTCAAATGAAGGTTCTGACTTTTTAAATATTGTAAATTCTAAAAAATCAAAAATCGCAAAATATCAGCAGATGGCGAATTACCCAGAAATATATGACGCGACTGAAATAATTGTAAATGAAACAATTACAAAGAACACCGACGACGAAATTTGCAAATTAAAAATAAATGAAACAACCGAAAAAATACCTGAAAATATTAAAAAGATTTATTCTAAAGTATTTTATAAAGTTTACTATGATTTGTTTGATTTTAATAATGTTGCGGATATAATGTTCGAAAAATTATTTATAGAAGCTGAATTATTTATAGAATTGATTCCAAGCACAGATAAAACAAAAATAATAGGTTATCAAATATTGCCATCTTATACAATGCTACCTGTTTATAATAAAATGAACATTATTGAGAAGTTCGTTCAAATAAATGATATTAAATTAAAGTCTATTTCAAATTCTTTATATAAATTGAAAAAAGAGGATATTATAAAAGAATTTGCACCCAATCAAATTATTTATTTGAATAGTGGAAAATATGGTAATTCTTTATATGATGTCCGTAGCCCGTACGATATTGTAATGAAAACTTACAATCATATGAAAATGATTGATGATTCTTTAGCAATTTATAGATGGACAAGAGCTCCTGAAATGAGAGTTTTTAATGTTTATACAGGAAAACTAAAATCAGGCCCGGCACAAAATTATTTGAAAAATTTAGCAAAGCGTTATAATAAAGTAAACGATTATAATTATAATACAGGTGAAATATCGCAAAAATCTCATATTAAATCAATAATTGACGATTTATGGTTTGCAGTTGGGGAAGACGGAAATAAAACTGAAGTAGATTCAATTTCAGGCGGAATGCAATTAGGTGAACTTGAAGATGTTAAAATGTTTATTGCAAAGTTATATAAAGGTTTAGGAATTCCAAAAGGGCGATGGGACTCAGACGAAATGGGAGAGTGGGAAGCAAGAACAGAGTCGATAACAAGAGATGAACAACAATTTGCTCAAAAATTAGAAAAATATAAAAGAAATTTTAGTCCTGTTTTAATAACGCCATTTGAATTATTACTAAAACTTGAAGGTGTTGATGACAAATATATTGATAAGAAGTTTTATTCAATTGTATGGAATGAAGCATCAAAATATCAACTTTACCTAAAATCTGAGTTATGGTCGACAAAATTAGAAATGTATGATAATGCGTCAGATTATATTTATGACTCAGAAGATGCACCAAACGGTTTTTTAAGTAGAGATTGGGTGCTAAAAAGCGTTTGTGGCTTTACAGAATCAGAATTAGAAGAGAACAGATTATTAATAGAAGAACAAAAAAAATTAGAACCTAAAGATGATGGGGAAGATTCAGGCAGCAAAAGAAAGTGGTAAAACTTTTAAAAAATAAATAAATTATAATGTATAAGTGGAGGAAAATAAAATGAATTTAGTTGAAGCAATAGAGCAAAATTTAACTGGTGAAGCAAATAAGATTTTAGATGAGCAAATTGAAAAATCTAAAGAAAAACTTAAAAAAATAAACAAAACAGAAGAACAAACTGAGGAATAATAATGAAACTTATTGAAGAAAGCTTATATAATAACGGGTATGATTATGATGTTGTTGAAGAAGGTGTTGGAGATAATAAAACTTATAAAATAGTTGGCCCATATCAAACTTTCAATGCTAAAAATATAAATGGAAATATTTACCCGTTAGAAAATGTTAAAGCTGGTTGGGATACTTTTATTGAGCAAAACGTTAAAACAGGACGTGGCATTGGCGAGCTCGACCACCCTCATAAAATTGATATAACATTAAATAAAATTGTTCATAAAATTAATCAGCTCGAATATATTGGAAATGAATTAGTTGGCACAAGTAGAATATTAAACCCAAATAAATCAGACACAGGTAGAGTTGCTTGTACTTTGATAGATGAAAAAATACCTTTCGGAGTTTCAATTCGTGCATTAGGTACTTTTAATGAAAAACGAGAAATGCAAAACAATTTTAAAGTTCTTGCCGTTGATTTAGTTTTTAACCCATCCAATCATTCAAGTATGGTTGATCCAATATTAGAATCAATTGAATATGATATAGATGAACAAGGTAATGTATTTTTATCAAACTCAATCAAAAATCTTAAAACTGAAGTAAGTAAAAAGAAGAAAAAAGATGAAGATATTGCAGCCGCAATAAAGAATCTTTTTTATCATTTATAATAATAGAAAAGGAGATAAATTAGTATGAGTTATAAAAACGTACTAACAAAACTCGTAGCCGACGGAATAATAGAAGCAAAAGATATGTCTTCAATAGAAGATAGTTTCGCGGCTGCTGTAGATTCAAAGGCTAAAGAGCTTGTTGAAGAAGAAGCAAAGAGAGATGCAAAACTTGTTGAAGAAGCAACAAAAATTGCTGAAGAAATTGCAAATAAAAGAGTTGCAGATGAGCTTGCTAAAAATGAACAAGTTATTGAGGAATCAGTAAAAACTAAGGTTCAAAAAGAAGTTGATGCTCTTGTTGAAGAAGCTGAAGAATATAAAGAAGAACTTAATGATAAGGTAATGAATTACATTTCTGACTATCTTGAGTTAAAACTTGTTGAAGAGGAAAGCCATATTGACAGGTTGCAATCAGCTGAAGATAAAGAATCTGAAGATGAAAAAGAATCTGAAGATGAAAAAGAATCTGAAGATGAAAAAGAATCTGAAGATGAAAAAGAATCTGAAGATGAAAAAGAATCTGAAGATGAAGAAGATGTTATTGAGGAATCAGTAAAAATCGCCCGTGAAAGATTTTTGAAAAGACGGACAAGACGACCAAGACCTTCAAAACGCAGAATGGTTGAAGAATCTATTGAAGAGCCAAAACTGAACCCTCTTGTTGAAGAGTCAATCAAAGGTCTACCTGCGAAACTTTCAAGACAAGTAATAAAGAAATTTTCAAACAAGAGTGATAGATTTATTGCTCGCAGGATTGATAATTATATAGAGACTATGATTGAAGAGTCTGTAAATAATAAAGTAGATAAAACAGAGAGAAACATTTTTGCTCAGTTTGAATCTAATGAAGACAATGAACAGAAAGTTGAGGTTAATCCTCTAATTGAAGAAGCTGCAAAGTATCTCTAATAAAGCATCTTTAATCAAAAATAAATAAAACAATAGATTGGTTAAGTGAAAATTTAGCCAATCATTTACATATAAAACAAATAATATAAAAAGGAGATTTTTAATATGTCAGTAAATATTGCTACTGCAGACGTTCTTAAAAAATGGACATCTGGAAAAAATGCTGCTCTTGGTGTAGACCTTATCCAAGATGAAATTGTAAAGAGCGCAACTACTCTTGTGCTTAATAATATTGATGAAGGCGCAACAGAAATGGTTGAGGAAGCTGCTGCAAATGCTTCAACTCACTCAGGTGCTTTCTCGGACGGTACAAACCTTCCTGCTTACGGTGTTGGTGGAATGCTTAACGGAACTGCTAATGCACAAGCTCACGAGTTCAAACCCATTTCTTTTGCTCTTGCTCGTCGTGTTGTTCCTTCACTTTTTGCTAATAAACTTGTTGCTGTTCAGCCTATGACTGGACCTGTTGGAATTGCTTTTGCAAAGAGAACTGTTTATAAAGATTCTATTTCCTCTGCAACAGATCAAGGTGTTGAAGCTGCTTGGAAATCAGTTCCTGAGTATTCTGGTTATACTGGTGGATATAAAGGTGACACTTATACTTTAACTTCTACTGATGTTACAACTGGTTTTGCAAAAGATTCTGGTTTTGTTGAAGGGCAAACTGTTCAGGTTGATGATGACACAACTCCTACTCAGATTCTTGGGGATATTGAGGGTAAAGCTGACCGTGGAACTCAAGCAACTTCTGGTGCTGCTGACTTCGGTAAAGCTGCTGCATCAAATGACGCTGAAGGTTGGATTCTTAATTCTAATGATGCAAATACTAAATGGCCTGAGCTAACAACTAAATGGGATCAGAAAACAGTTCGCGCTGGTGACAGAATGCTTGCTGCTACTTTTTCATTGAATGTACTTGAAGATGTACTTGCAATGCATAACTTCGATCTTAAGCTTGATATGATTAATACACTTCATCAGGAAGTTGTTCAGGAGCTTGACCGTGAAATGCTTCAGGCATTGAAATGGACTGCTATTAATGGTGACGGTGGAGATGTTGCTGCAAATGTTGATATTACTTCTGTTTCTGATATTCGTGCTAAAACTGCAATGGTAACAAATGCAATCGTTTATGCTTCAACTGTTATTGCTGGCGCGGCTCTTCGTGGTCCAGGTAACTTCGTTGTTGTTTCGAATGGAGTTGCATCAGTTCTTAAAGCTGCAAACGCTGCTTTTACTGCGAATACTTCAAATGTTGAACCAGGTATAATTCTTTCAGGTTCTGAGTCAACTCTTATTGGTACTCTTAATAACTCAATTTCTGTTTATCTTGATCAGTTCGCTACTAATGAATATGCTCTTATTGGGTATAAAGGACCAGGAATGACAGACGGTGGAGTTGTTTTTAGTCCATACAAAATGAATGTACAGTATTCTGCAACAAGTGAAGATAACTTCGCTCCAAGAGTTGGTGTTAAATCACGTTATGCAATTAGTACCAGCTTGCTTTCAGCCGGTAGTTTTTATCGTTTGATTAATTTCAAAGGTATAAATACTGTAACTGGAATCGACGTTTGGTAAATAAAATTTAATAATTAATTTTTTTAATTATATAATTTTTAAGAGGTTTGTAAATTTTTATTTTCAAACCTCTTTTTTAGTCTTAAAACAGTTTCAAAAAATAAATATAAAAAAGCTCATAATATTTAAGGAAGCATTTTATATAACATATGAGAAAAGTAGAAAACTATATTTGGATTGAATTAAATGGCTTACTAACTTTAGTCGTGTCTGAAAATTATAAAGGACACCCCCAAATAATGTTTGAATATGACCAAATTATAATTTCAAAAAGACTTTGGGAGAAATACAAAAATAAATTAGTATTCAAAAAAGCAAAACACCCTAAAGTCATAATTTGCAATCAAAACCCAGAAAACGCAAATTTAAAGTGAACTAACACAACTCTAAAGAGTTGTATTTTTACGGCTTAGTTTATAAACCACGTTATCCCTTAAAAATAAATACTATCAAATAAGATGTATTTTTTAATATGAGGGATGATTTTTATGTTTAATCAGTTTTTAAGTATTGATGATTTAATTAATAATATAAAACGCGGCGACATAGGCTTTACTGCAGACGGCACAATTGCATATAAAACAAAAACTGGTTATTCAACTTTTGTGTTTTCAGATGATTCTAAAATTTTATCATTAGTAAAAGACCAAACAAACCAACAAATAATTAATAAATTAAATGAATATATAGAAATAACTCTTGATGAAAAAGTTAATGAATTTGCCGAACAATTATACAATGTTTCTTTTTATTCTGATGAAGAATTTCAAAATTCAATTTTATCTAACAAGTCATTAATCAAATTAAATAATGACGAAATAAAATGGAACGATGACTTAAACGGTTTTGTTACTAATAAAAACGGTTTTTATAATAAAAATGATAAATTAGAAATCTCAAATAATTTATTCATACCGCAGGGTTTTAACGGCGACTCTTATAAAAAAATCAATAATAATAAAACATCTCAATTAATAAGATTAGATGAAGAAGGGAGGTTTTTATATTTTGTTTCAAATGCAGATGGCGAGTTAAATGAAACATTTATAATAAACCCAAACGGTTCAATTGAAACGACGATGTTTAGTTTCTTTGCAGATGAGAAAGACTTATTTGTAAAGATTGGCGAAGAAACTTATAATATTACTTCTAAAATTTCAAAACATTCTGATTTAGAAGATGTAAAAGAAAATGATACCCATATTGATAATAATACTTTAAGTTTATTAAAATCATTATTATCGCAAATTGATAAATTAAATAATTTTCAGTTTGTTAAAAAAGGACAAAATGGAGATTTAATTGAGTCTGATATTAAAGAAGAGGGCGGTGTCTTATATTCAAATAATTGGGTAATGTCAGAACGTTTACTTGCATTAAATCACGAACATAATGCCTTCAAAATAGATGTTCAACAAAATTTAATACAGCTCATAAATAAAAATGGCAAATCTTTAACAATTAAAAATGAAGATGGAGATTTATATTTAAGCGGCGATATATTTGCTGAAAAAATAAATGACGTACCAATTAAATTAGAAAATGACGAAGTTTATATAAACAATACAAAATTTGCGACAGACCAAGACTTAGCTAAAATAGAAAAACATATTACTGATAAAATTAATGTAATAAAAGAGTTAATTATATCGGGGGCAAAAAAAGAAAACGTCGTTGCAAGTAATGTTTCTGATATTAAAATTGAACCATTGACAATTGCAAAATATTCTGCATTAAATTTAACTTCTGATAATATATTAAATTTCAATTTTGATGAAGATGAATTTCAAATAATAGACGGTAAACTTACTTCAAAACATAGTTACATTACGTTTGATGATTTAGATGATATTACAAATTCAATAAAAGAAGACATTAAAAATTCTGCAAATATAATTGAAAAAAAAGTAAATAAAAAATTACCCAAATTTCCATTACAAAAAACAGGTGACAAAGAATATTTTATAGACGGAAATATTTCAACAAACAGCACTCCTGTAAATGACAATCATTTAGCGACAATTGATACAGTTAAAAAAATCGCAGCATCTTATAGCGGGGGTGGCGGCTATTATGACGGCGGCAATAGCGGTGGTGGAAAATGGGGCGAAATAACAGGTGATGTAAATAATCAATTAGATCTACAAATGGAGTTTGATAAATTCCTTAAAAAAGATGGCTCAGTTCAAGTTGACCAAACATTTACTCCGTCTTTAGATTATGATATTGTATATAAAAAATATGTTGAAGATTATGTGGCCGCAGCAGTCTCAGCAATTTCATCAGCGTCGGGGTCTCAATATAATTATTCATTAAATATTGCTGCACCGCCTTATGCTGAAATATTTGCAGGCGGTACAAATGACACTTCAACAATTGACACCGGTTGGAAAGTAACCGAAAACGGTTTTATAAAATGTGTCACTTTAAAAACAAATAAAATTGCAGCAAATACAAAAATGAATATTTATATAAATGAACAAGGTAATATTGCAAGCGGCACGGTTCAACCAACTTTAGTTTCAACAAATGATAGTGGAACTGATAACACTGTAATATTTGAATTTAATACTGTTGCTTTATCAAAGGGCGATATTATCAGAATTAATTTAGATAATTGGAGCAATAACCCAGCTGCAATATTATTTTATAGTTCAGTATCAAACGGCGGCGGTGGTGAATCGCCAGGTGGAAACATTTATTATAATAATCCTAATCCTACTCCAGAAGCAATTCACGGAATCGCGAAGGGGAGTACTTTTGATAACAGAACTCTTCAAGAAATGTGGGATGATTTATTATACCCTTATCAAACTCCAAATTTTACTTTGTTTCATTTTGGTTGGGCTACTCCTCTTGAAGTTGGCGCTTCAACACCTGAAAACCCAACAGCAACTTGGAATATTGAAAACCCAGAAAATGTGACGGAAGATTCAATTAGTATTTTAGATTTAACAGCAGGAACAACAATTAAAGATAATCTTGCAAATGACGGTACTGAAAATTTAATATTATCCCCAATTACAAAAACTTCAGCAACAAATAATAGATTTAGGATAAAAGCATTGAATACAAATAATATAGAATTTAGTAAAGATTATGTAGTTTATTGGCAATGGAGAAGATTCTATGGAGAAAATACTGCAACATCAATTAATGAAGATGGAGTACATAATTTAAGAGTAAATCAATTAGCGGCATCATTTGAGGGAACATACAATTTCCAAGGCGGCGGTTATAAATATATTGCGTACCCAAGCTTATTTGGAACAGCAACAAGTTTTATAGACCCAACGACTCAATTTAATGTTCCTTTTAATGATCCTTATACGGTTCAAGTTACAAATAGTTATGGAATTACAACTAATTATAATGTACATAGGTCGACTAATGTAATGGCAGCACCAATTGCAGTTGAAGTAAAATAATTGACAAAAAAAATAAATATTATTAAAAAAGCAAATGAAAATTTCAAAGCAAGGACTTTAATATAAAATGGCTATAATACCAGGTTCAGTTAGATTAGGTGGTTTCATTGCACCAACAGATACGGAAGATATTTACGCTACTCAAGATGAATTTTGGAATCGTGGCGGTTATAGAACTGTACAAACAATAAATGGCAGAGACGCAATTACTGCTGACCGTAGAAAAATTGGAATGCTTGTAAATGTTCTTGATGATAATGGGGAACAGAAATTTTATACTCTTATAAACGGATTAGAAAACACAGATTGGGAAATCGCGAATTTAGGTAATGGCGGAACTGCTCCGGGCGGCACAGGAGATATGGAGAAATCTGTTTATGACACAAACGATAACGGTATTGTTGATTTAGCCGAAAACGCAAATAAAGTAAATAATTTAACAGTTGAAACTGCAGTCCCTCAAAATGCTGTTTTTACAGATACAACTTATTCAATAAAAGATGGCGAACTCTCTGAAAAGAATTTCACTTCCGCATACAAAACAAAATTAGATTTAATAAATGAATTAGCTGAAGAAAATGTACAACCTGATTGGAATGAAACTGATACAAATTCAGATGCTTATATATTAAATAAACCAGAAATAGCAGAATCTTTATGGGAAACAGACGGTAATATTTTATCATCAAAAAATGGTGAATCTATTATTGCTTTAGCCGATACACAGTTTACAATTAATTTTAATACGGCAGATGCAAATGGAATAAATGGTTTTGCAAGGTTCTATAAAAATGCAGTATTTCTTGGGTATGCTGGTCCTGTAAATATTTCAACTTATACGTCAAGCGGGCAGAATTTTGCTTATGGTGTAAATGCTTTACAAAATATTACTACAGCAAGGGGGAGTGTTGCGTTTGGCCGCGGCGCATTACAAAATATTTCAACAAGCAACCAGAATACTGCGATTGGTACTTTTGCAGGACAAAATTTAGTAAACGGAGATAATAATATATTAATTGGCAATGCATCTGGAAAAACTGCGACCGATTTATCTGATTGTGTCGCGATTGGAACTTCAGCTGGGTATTTAAGTGGAGCTAATAATTTAGCAATTGGTTCTTTTGCACTTTGTACGAATGATGAGAATGCGGCTGGGGGAGACCATAATGTTGCGATTGGCTCTCAATCATTAATTAGATTATCAGATGGAGACTATAATTTAGGTTTAGGTTCAAACGCAGGTCGATATGATAAGAACGGTGCTGAAATTACTACATATAATCATTGTACTTATTTAGGATTCTCAACAAAAAGTAAAGCAAACGGACAAAGTAATGAAATTGTAATTGGAGCAAATGCGGCAGGAAACGGTTCAAATACAGCCACGATAGGTGCTTCAACAAATTTAGCAAATTATTTTGTTGGCTCAGTTTTTATAAAAGAACAAACCGCAGCATACACAAATTTAAATGACTACGGACAATTATATACAAAAACAGATGGAAAACTTTATTATGTTTCAGATGATGGCACTGAGTATGATTTGACTGAAGTTGGGGAAAGCGGAATTTCATCGCCCTTAACAACAAAAGGAGATATTTTTGTTTATAGCTCAGGTGACGCAAGATTGCCTGTTGGGACGGATGGATATGTTTTAACAGCAGATAGTTCTGAAGTAAGCGGATTAAAATGGGTAGAAGCATCAAGTGGCGGTTCAAGTTTATGGGAAACAGACGGTTCAGTTTTAAATTTTGCAGGAAATGAAAGTATTTTAAACATCCCAGAAAACGGTTCAATAACACAAAATAATTTAAATTTAATAAAATCTAAAAATGATTCAATTTTCTCAGGAGTTAATTCAGGAAGAGTACTTACGACCGGTGGTAATAATGTTGGTATTGGGCCACAGACATTTTATTCAATGACAGAAGGTGATTATAACGTCGCGCTCGGTGCTTCCGCACAATATTCTTTAACAACAGGAATCCATAATTTAGGTTTTGGCTATCATTCATTATTAAATAATATAACAGGTGGAAATAATATATCAATTGGAAATAGAACTCTTTCAACATTGACAGATGGAAGTTTTAATATTGCAATGGGCTATTGGGCAGGGTATTTAGATAAAGACTCAAACTCTGTTTCAAATGCAACATACGGAATCTTTATTGGAAATAATTCAAAACCACTTACAAATAATGGAACTTCAGAAGTAATAATTGGGGCAAACACAACTTACGGGCAAGGCTCTCATACAACAACAATTGGAGATATTAATAATACTTCATTATTTTCAAATGGAAATCTTTTTATTAAAGAAGCCGTCTCAATCTCAGCTGTTTCAGGTTATGGGCAAATGATTGCAAAAACAGATGGCAAACTATATTTTCAAAATGACTCAGGAACAGAGTTTGATTTGACTGCTGCAGCGAACTCAGGAAGTAAATGGACAAAAAATGGAAATATATTAAGCCCTGCAAATTCAGAGACTTTTATTCAAATGCCAATATACGGTGGAATTAAATCAAATGGTACCGATTTAATAAAATCAGGACCGACTTACAGTATTTATTTAAACGGAGCGGGAAATAATTCAAATACAGGCGCCCATAATATTTTTAATGGTAAAGGTGCAGGTGTATCAATTACAAGTGGGGAACGCAATATATTTCTTGGAAGCAACTCAGGCAATAAAACAACGACTGCATCAAACAATGTTTTTGTTGGAACAACTTCAGGGTATAATAATATAACTGGGTACCATAATATATTTATGGGTTATTATTCAGGTCTTAATAATACATCTGGGTTTTATAATGTATTTATTGGAAGAGACGCGGGGTCTTCAAATACAACAGGGAGCTATAATATTGCAATTGGTTTATATTCAGGTAAAGGAACATCTGATAAAGATAAAAATACTTTTATTGGATACCAGAGCGGCCAAAATTCAAATGCTACGGCAAATACTTTTTACGGTTATAGAAGCGGTACTCTTACGACTTCTGGTAGCAATAATGTTGCAGTTGGTTCATCTTCTTTATATTCAAACACAACAGGCGCAAATAATACTGTTTTAGGACCTGTTTCATTATATAATTTGACAGAAGGAAATAATAATATATCAATAGGAAGTTCCTCAGGTAGATATTATAATACAGGTGGTGATTTTTTAACGAAAGCAAATAATTCAATATTTTTAGGTTATAATGTCAGAGCTGGAGCAGATAATGGCACTAATGAAATTGTAATTGGAGCAAATGCAGTTGGAAAAGGCTCAAACACGGTCACAATTGGGCATACTGATATTACTTCATTATTTTCAAATGGTACAATTCAAATAAGAGAAAACACACCTCAAACAACATTAGCAGGTTATGGGCAATTATATGTGAAAACAGATGGTTGTTTATATTTCAAAAATGACGCTGGTGTTGAGACAAAGTTAACTTAATTTTTTAACATTTTTAACATTTTTAACATTTTTTGGTGTTTTTCTTCTTTAATTGAAAAGAAACTTATAAACCATTGATTTTTAATACTTTATAAAAAACACAAAAATAAAGTAAAAAAATTTCATTTTGTAACTTATTGATTTTTAATAAGTTACACTTTTTCTTTATAAAAAAGCATATTTAACTCAATATTTGTTATATATTATTAATATAACAAAACAAAAACAAAACAAAGGAGTTATCAAAATGGCTAAAAAAGGATTAAGCCACGGAATTTATACTGGAGCAACAACTGTTGAAGGTATTATTGATGAAAGTAAAAAACAAGCAAATGTATTTAGAAAATACAATGCCCCAAAATTTAGCACCAATTCTCCAAGTCAGAGAACCTGGTGTTGGGTAGAAGTAAATGGAACTTATGTAAAACGTTTTAATAAAATTTAATAAGGAAAAATGAAAATGCTTACTATTATTTTAATTATGATGATTTTTATTTCAATATATATAATTATAAAAAATATAATCTCAATTATAAAAGAAGATAATGAAGAAACACAATATGACTTTCATATTTTATAAAAAGGAAAAAATAAAATGAAAATAGCGTACATTTTAAGGGGCGTGCCCGGAGCAGGTAAATCAACTTTAGCAAAAAATTTAAAAGGTAAAAATGGGGTAATTTGCGAAGCAGACGATTATTTTTATGATGAAGATGGAAATTATAAATTTGATATGACTAAATTAGCAGAAAATCATCTCCGCTGTTTTACAAAATGGGAAAACGCTATAAAAATTGGAGTAAGCACAATTATACAATCAAACACAAACGCAACTAAATTTGAATTTGAAAATTATAAAAAAGTTGCTGAAGAAGGCGGTTATACAGTATTTGTTTTAATAGTAGAAAATTACCATAATAATAAATCAATACATAATATTGATGAAAATAAAAGACAATTTTTCGCTAAAAAATTAGAACGGAACATAAAATTAAAATAAAAACGGAATGAATGTTATGAACCTAGCTGATAATATTTTCAAAAGCGAACTGTATTGGATAAACCACGATAAATGGCTTTATGGTGAAACAATTCAAAAAGATCCTGGAGAACAATATGTATTAGATTGGGTACGAGATAACGCTTCAGAATTCAGAAAAAAATGGCAAAAAAGTCTTTGCTCAAGCTGTGTCAATAATGATGAATGCGGTTTCTTACTTAAAGATAAATGTTTTAAATATAAAAATAAATAGAACAAAGGTTATTTTTTAATTATTAAAAACTAAAGGAAATTATTATGAGAGTTGATGACAAAACATTTTTATATAATTATATGTTAAAAGAAGCAAAAACTTCAGAATACTTAAATAAAGAAGAGTTTGATAAAAACATTTTTGAAGATATTAAAAATGTATTTGAAGATTATTTCCACGGCTCTGAATTAATAAACAAAACAATAAAATTTTTAGATGCTATTGATGACTTTATTGTTTTAATTGGAAGCATTGATAACGCAAGAAAAGAAAAAATGTTCAAAAAAGAATTTGATAAAATAATAGATAATTTGTTATAAAGTTTATATAAAACAAAAGGAAAAATAAAAAATGAGCCGAGAACTAAAATATGAAATGGTACCTGAAGGTAAATATTTCAGAATTAGAGCACTGAAAACTTTTAGAACTATAATTGGTATAAAAGTAAAAGAAGGCGACTGGGGCGGCTTAGTTGAAAATAAAGATAATTTAAGCCAAAAAGATAATTGCTGGGTATTTGAAGAGGCAATTGTTAATGGGTCATCAAGTATTTATGGCGGCGCTGTAATTTATGATAACGCAGTAATTCATAACTATGTAGAAGTTTACGGTGAAGCAAAAGTTTATAATTCTGCTAAAATTTATGGCAATGCAAAAGTTTATGACAATGCAGAAATTTATGGAAACGCAGAAATTTATGGAAACGCAGAAGTTTTTGAGAATGCAGAGGTTTACGGCGATGCGGACGTTTGCCAATACGCAGAAGTTTATGGAAATGCAAAAGTCTATGATAAAGCAGCAATTTATGATAATGCAGTAATTTATAATAATGCAAAAGTTTACGGTAAAGCTCAAGTTTACGGCGATACATTGGTTTCTGGAAATGCAGAAGTTTCTGATAACGCACAAGTTTATGGAAATGCGCACGTTTATGGAAATGCAGAGGTTTACGACAATGCAGAGATTTATGGAAATGCAGAGATTTATGGAAATGCAGAGGTTTACGGAAACGCAGAAGTTTTTGAGAATGCAGAGGTTTACGAAGATGCACAAGTTTACGAAGATGCACAAGTTTCTGGATATACACAAGTTTCTGGCGATACACAAGTTTCTGGCGATACACAAATTTTTGGTAAAGATGAAGTATTTGGTGAAAGTTTTGATTAATTTCAATTTTAAAAATATGCAAGTAAAGAAAATTAAATAATGAATAAAACAAAAGGAAGAACAGAAAATGAGTAGAGAACTAAAATATGAAATGGTACCTGAAGGTAAATATTTCAGAATTAGAGCCCTTAAAAGTTTTAGAACTGTAATTGGTATAAAAGTAAAAGAAGGTGACTTCGGTGGGTTAGTTGAAAATGAAGATAATCTAAGTCAAGAAGATAATTGCTGGGTATTTCAAGACGCGATTGTTTTTGAGTCAGCGATTGTTAAAGATAGTGCAGTAATTTATGGGCACGCAGAAGTTTATAACTATGCAGAAATTTACGGAAATGCAGAAATCTATGATGATTCACAAGTTTATGGTGAAGCAAAAGTTTATGGTGACACAAAAGTTTACGGTGCTGCAAAAATTTATGACGATGCAGAAGTTTTTAATTTTGCCAAAATTTACGAAGATGCAGAAGTTTGCGACAATGCAGAAGTTTATAATTTTGCTAAAATTTATGGCGATGCACAAGTTTACGAAGATGCAGAAGTTTACGACGATGCAGAAGTTTATGATGGCGCAAACGTTTTTGGTAAAGCAAAAGTTTATAACGATGCTAAAATTTGTGGTGCTGCACAAGTTTACGGTGAAGCAAAAATTTATGGTGAATCAAAAGTTTACGAAGGTTCATTAGTTTTTGGTAATGCGAAAGTTTATGATCTTGCTAAAATTTATGGTATTGCACAAGTTTACGGCAATGCACAAGTTTACGGAAATGCTGAAGTATTTAGTGGTGCAGATATTTGTGGAAATGCACAAGTTTACGAAGATGCACAAGTTTATAATTTTGCAAAAATTTATGACGATGCAGAAGTTTATGGCAAAGCAAAAATTTACGGCGATGCACAAGTTTACGAAGACGCAAAAGTTTACGACAATGCACAAGTTTACGAATATGCACAAATTTCTGAAAATGCTGAAGTTTACGAAAATGCTGAAGTTTATGGAAATGCAGACATTTATGAGGATGCAAAAATTTATGGTAAATCAAAAGTTTATGGAGACGCAGAAGTTTACGGCGATATACAAATTTTTGGTAAAGATGAAGTATTTGGTGAAGATTAAGTCTATTTTAATAGTTCACAAACCATATTGAAAATTTTGATTAATTTCAGTTTCAATTTTAAAAATATGCAAGGAAAGAAAAGTAAATAATGAATAAAACAAATAAAGAATTTCGTTATAATTATAAAAGAGGTATTAAAAGTATCAAGGGTTTGCAAGAAAATGACGCTGTTTATAGTGAGTTTGTTGAATTACCAGCCGTTAAAGATAGTGGTAATAATATTTGTCGAATTTATATTGAAGATGTATTTGAGGCAGCGTTTATTGATACGTTAAGTGAATCTTCAACTACTATTTCAATAAAAGAATTAAATGCATTTTTCTTTTCAATTAGAAAAATATTTCACTCATTTAGTACAGTTGATTTTATTGATACAGAAGTTATTGAAATTTACGACACACTATATGATATTAGGATAACTATTTTAATGGCATTAGATGAAATTAAAGAAAATGTTAAAAAATTAAAAAATAAAGATTTAAAAGAACATATTGAAGAATATTTTCCATTTTTTAAAAAATTAATTATAAACCCAATTGAAGATACTTTAACTGAATTAGACATAAAGTTTACATAAAACAAAAGGAAAAATAAAAAAATGAGTCAAAAATTAAAATATGAAATGGTACCTGAAGGCAAATATTACAGAATTAAAGCACTGAAAAACTTTAGAACTGTAATTGGTAAAAAAGTAAAAGAAGGCGACTGGGGCGGCTTAGTTGAAAATAAAGATAATTTAAACCAAAAAGATAATTGCTGGGTATTTCAAGACGCGATTGTTTTTGAGTCAGCAGTTGTTAAAGATAATGCAGTAATTTATGGGCACGCAGAAGTTTATGACAATGCAGAAATTTACGGTGAAGCTCAAGTTTACGGAGACGCAAAAGTTTATGGTGAAGCACAAGTTTATGATGGTGCAAAAGTTTACGGTGCTGCAGAAGTTTGCGAAAATGCAGAAGTTTTTGGTAAATCAAAAGTTTATGGCGATGCACAAGTTTATGGTGGTGTATTGGTTTCTGGATACGCAGTAATTTATGACGATGCAGAAGTTTTTGGTAATGCACAAGTTTATGGAGATGCACAAGTTTATGATGGTGCAAAAGTTTTTGGTAATGCACAAGTTTATGGCGATGCACAAATTTACGACGATGCATTGGTTTCTGGGTACGCAGTAATTTATGATAATGCGAAAATTTATGGAAACGCAGAAGTTTATGAGCAGAAGTTTATGGAAACGCAATTATTAGAGGTGAATGTTTTGTTGCTGGAGATGCAGAAATTTCAGAAGGTGAATATATTGACGAATGTTTTTAAATTAATTTAAACAAACAGACAAACTAATTTAGTTTTTTTCCCCTATAAATCAAATAGCAGCTAATTTTTTAATTAAAATTGGCTGCTATTTTTGTATTTTAATGATTATTTGTTTGTTTATTTGTTTGTTTGTTTAAATTAATTTAAAAAATAAATATAATTAAAATTAAATAGCTTTACTTTATTCAAAAATATGAGGAGAAATTCTAAATGGGTACAAAAGCGATTAGTCTTTCATTTGCTGGTAGCGTAACATTAGACGGCCATAGTTATACAAATGGAGACACAGAATCATTAGATGTTTTTATTTTTACAAGAGAATATGCTAATGATATAATTAGCGATTATGAAAGTGGAAGTGGTGTTGTAACGATGGTGCTTGACGACGGTTCGAGCACAACAATTACGCCTTCTTCAGATAATGACACTTATACAGGTTGGGTACAAACTACTTATAATGAGTGGCATAATTCTGATATGACAATAAATCAATATGACAGTAATGAAACTGGTGTTGTTGATAATGCAGAAAACGCATATAATTTAGGAGGAAATGACGCTTCTTACTATGCTTCAAACACTGACCTTACAAATGGTCTTGCATTAAAAGCAGACAAAACAAATGTATTAGAATTAGATAATACAACTTCATTTACTCCAGATGCTGATTATGAACCTGCGACTAAAAAATATGTTGATGATTCGTACGCTGCTTCTGGTAACGGAGATATGTTAAAATCTGTCTATGACACAAATGATAATGGAAAAGTTGACGGTGCTGAAGATGCAGATAAATTAGGTGGGGAATTGCCTGCTTATTATGCTGTAAGAGATGCGGCAGGAACAACTGGTAACATTACTGTATTAGATTCAGATGGAGACGCAGTTGATAGTGGAGCAAAAATAAATGACTCTGGTTCAAGTACTTCTGATATTTGGACTGCTTCACAAATTACTTCAGAACTTGCTGATAAAATTGATACTTCAGAAAAAGCATCTGCAAATGGAGTCGCAACATTAGGTGGTGACGGTAAAGTTCCAACTTCTCAATTGCCTGATACAATTTTAGGCGGTTTGCAATATAAAGGAACATTAGATGCCTCAGGCGGCTCTTATCCTGCTTCACCTGAAAATGGAGATTATTATGTAATTGATACAGCGGGTACAATTTCAGGTACAGTTTATGAAATCGGAGATTGGGCTGTTTATAATGGAAGTAATTGGGATAAAATTGATAATACAGACCAAGTTGCATCTGTCAATGGAAAGACTGGTGTTGTTGTATTAAATACTGGTGATATTACAACAGTTACAGATAAAAATTATGTTACCGATGCTCAGTTAACAAAATTAAATGGAATTGCTGATGGTGCTGAAGTAAATGTACAAGCTGATTGGGATGAGACTGATAATAGTTCAGATGCTTATATTCAAAATAAACCTAATTTTGATTCTAAAGCTGATAAAGTCACCGGAGCAACGGATGGTAATCTTGCTGCTTTAGACTCAAATGGCAATTTAACAGATTCAGGTTTTGAAGTTATTGATGAAGATGATTTTACTTCAGATTCTGATACAGCAGTTCCTACACAGCAATCTGTTAAAGCTTATGTTGATGCTTCAACAGCAGGTGCTAAAATTACATATTTATTTGCAAGAAATGAAGCACTTGGTGCAAATAAAGAAATTTGGGCAGGCGGAACTTCAGACGGCTCAGTAATAAATCCTGGTTGGAGTATGGCATTTGCAGGAACAATTCATAAAATCTCAGTTAAAATGGATGGTGGAGCAAGTAATTCAACTTTGAAATTATTTAAAAATAATACAAGTGAAATTATTTCAACGACTACCGCTGATGCCGTTTCAACAAATACAGGCGGTGGTTCAGATGACACAACTGTATTTGAGTTTAATGGTTTGTCAGTTGCTGCGGGTGACACAATTAGAATTGCATTAAGCAATTGGAGCAATAACCCTGCTGCTACTTTAATACTTGATATTGATTAGTGAAATTTAATTAATTAAAATCTTTTTATAAACTAAGCCTTTTAAGGCTTCTAAATGACATAATATTGTGAACTAACAATTATTACAAATAATAAATATTAATAGTACCTGAGGGACTCAGGGATTTTAAGCCTGCGGAGTTTAATTCCTCTGCGCTGGATTCATTGAATCCAGCTGTAAGAATTAGACTATGAAACAGGAAGATGCAACTCTTTAGAGTTGCATTAGTTCACTAATTTTTAAAATAAAATGGGGGGGAATTAAAATTCCCCCATTTTTAATAATAAATATAATTAGTAAATTTTAATTTTTTCAAAGGCTATGAATGGAAAGAGTAGATCAAATTTATATTTCAGGTTCAAACCTTTATTTAGATGGAGTATTTTATACTTCGGGTTCAACTACAAATATAAATAGATTATTATACACAAGAAAATTTGCAGATGACATTTTAATAAATTTTAGTGGTAATAAAGATGTTTCTTTAATTACTAATGAACTAAACACATATAACCCAACATCTACAAGTGCAGATGTTTATATTGCAATAATACAAAACACATTTAATTTTTATCATAAATCAAATGTTGGCGGTTCGGTTTATGATGAAGATGGTGATGGTGAAATTGATTTGAGCGAAGAAGTTGCTTGGGGCAATATATCAGGCAACATTACCAATCAGACAGATTTACAAAATGAATTAGATGGAAAGAAAGATGACTTCACAGAAAAAACAGCCTTCAACAAAGACTTTGGAACTACTTCTAACACTGTTTCAATGGGGAACCATAATCACGATACTGTTTATGAACCTGTCAATTCAAATATTCAAAGTCATATTAGCAATCAAACAAACCCGCACGTAGTGACAAAAAGCCAAATAGGTTTAGGAGCAGTAAATAATACTTCAGACTTAGATAAACCAATTTCAAATGATACACAAACTGCGTTAAATTTAAAAGCAGACAAAACAAATGTATTAGAATTAGATAATACAACTTCATTTACTCCAGATGCTGATTATGAACCTGCGACTAAAAAATATGTTGATGATTCTGTTGATGAGCCGTCTGTATATTTTGCGCATAACAATAATGCATTTTCTATCTCAAGTAGTTTTCAAACAATCCCGTTAAACACGGTTGATATAATAGATGATTCTTATTCTCATAATAATAATGGTGAAGTTACAATATTAAAAGATGGACAATATGAAATAATTTATCACGCTGATTTTGAAGTAGCCAGTGGAAGTTCAAGAAGCACTGTCGTAACTAAATTACAATTAAATGGCTCAGATGTGAATGGAACTCAATCAACAATATATTGTAGACTAAAAAATTATGGTACACACGGTACTGCAACCGCAATATTAAATTTAAACGAAAATGATGTATTAAAGGTAATCGCAAGTAGAACGGTTGGTACTTCTTCAATTAATACGACTGTAAAAGGTGTTTCGTTAAATCTTAAAAAGATCGTTGCAGCAGGTGTTATTGAAAGCAATGGTAATACAACTTGGGGTACAATTGTTGGAAACATTTCTAATCAGACCGATTTACAAAATGAATTAGATGGAAAGAAAGATGACTTTGCCGAAAACAGTGCTTTTAATAAAGACTTTGGTACGGCTGCTTCAACAGTTGCAGAAGGAAATCATAATCATAATGGAGTTTACGAACCTGCTAATTCAAATATTCAAAGTCATATTTCAAACACAAATAATCCTCATAATGTTAATAAATCTGACGTTGGTTTGGGCAATGTTGATAATACTTCAGATTTAAATAAACCTGTTAGCAACGCAGTCGCAAATCTTTTAAATAATAAAGCAGATAAAAATAATGTATTAGAATTAAATAACACAACTTCGTTTGTTCCGGCGGCTGATTATGAACCTGCAACTAAAAAATATGTTGACGATAAATTAAAAGACCCGGATGTTTTTGCAGCAAGGAACACTAATGATTTTACAATTTCATCTATGAACTATCAAACAGTACCATTTAATGTTATTGATATTACAGGTGGTGGTTACACAAATAGCAACGGTGAAATAACTTTAGATAATGCAGGACAATATGAAGTAAATTTTCATATTGATTTAGTTGCCTCAGCGGGGACTGTTGATACTTCTGTAAAAATAATGCTACAAAAAAATTACACTAATATCCCGGGTACTGAAAATACTTTATTTATAAAGAAAACTCAATATGGAGCAGTTGCATCATACAGCTATATTTTTGACTTAGATGACAGTGATATGTTAAGAATAAGAGCAAAAGTGGTAGATGGAAGTAATACAGTAAAAGCATCTGGGAACGGAACTTCAATTACAATTAAAAAAATATTAATTCCTTCAATTTCAGGCGGCACAGCTGAGAATATTACTTGGGGTGATATAATCGGGGATATTACTAATCAAACAGATTTACAAAATGAATTAGCTGGAAAGAAAGATGACTTCACAGAAAACACCGCTTTCAATAAAAATTTTGGAAATAATAGTGGAGAAGTTGCAGAAGGAAATCATAATCACGATTCTGATTATGAACCTAAAAACACAAATATTCAAAGTCATATTTCAAACACAAATAATCCTCATAATGTTAATAAATCTGATGTTGGTTTGGGCAATGTTGATAATACTTCAGATTTAAATAAACCAATTTCAAATGATACACAAACTGCATTAAATTTAAAGGCAAATAAAAATAATGTATTAGAATTAGATAATACAGCTTCGTTTACTCCGGCATCTGATTATGAACCCGCGACTAAAAAATATGTTGATGATTCTAAAGAAGACCCTAAAGTTTTAAGTTTATATAATAATACTGATTTAGCATTAGACGGGACTTGGCAAAAAGTTCCATTTAATACCGTATCTGCAACTTGTTCTGCGTATTCAGTAATTTCAGCGGGAACGATTGAAATTCAAGAAGCGGGGCAATATGAAATTACTTATAATGTGTCAATAAAAGGAAACAGTGGAAATGTAAGATCTGAAGCTGCATCTAAATTAGTAATAAATTCAAATGATGTTTCGGGTACTTATGGCGAATTATATATGAGACAGGCAAATTTTGGGTCTTCCGCTTCTTCATCAATTATTAAAAATTTACAAGTAAATGATGTTATTGAAGTTCATTTAATGCGCACCCGTGGTACAGCTCAAATACAAGCGCTTTCAGGAGCAAACACAATTACAATTAAAAAAGTACTTTCACCCGGGGCATCTTCTAACATTGCTTGGGGTGGGATAACCGGAATAATAACGAACCAAACAGATTTAAATACAGAATTAAATAATAAATTAGAAAAATCTAAAAATTTATTAAGTAAAGCAATTTATTTACCTGCTCCAGTTGATACAGATTTAATACCCATTTGGTTCACAACAAAAGCGTTAAAAGTAAATACAGTTCAAGCCGTTGTTAAAGACGGTTCTTCAGTTACTTTTAATATTAAATCTGGAACTTCAGTCGGGACTGCAATAAACACAATTGTAAATGGGCAATTAGTTTCATCAGGTTTAAACGGGGCTGAAGTAACAAAAAGTGGAATTGCAATAAATCAAAATGAATATGTTTGGTTAGAAGTTACGGCTGTCTCTGGTACTGTTTCATATATTCATATTACAATTGAATACGAGATTAATTAAATTATGTCAGTATCAGGATGGACAGAATATGGTGACAGAACTTGGAGCGGCGATGAAATAAACGGAATATCTCCAGACAGTATGTCAGTATTAGATGGTGGTAGTTTTTTAACAAAAAATGAGTTTAATAATTCAATTGGTGATTTTGATTTTGAAGTTGATGTTGAAACTGAAGCTTGGGGAACTGATGATAAAGGTGGTTTATCATTTTGTTTAAACACATTAAATATAGACCAAAACTATGTATTGTTATGGACAATTGACGGCTCAAATTCAAAATTCACTCTTTATAAAAATAACACAAGTGGTAAAGGTGACAGTGGGACAAAACTTGGAAGTACTGCTGTATTTGTCGGAAACTCAACTTCATTTAAAATTAAAATAAAAAGAGTGGGTGATGATTTTAGTGTTTCATTTAATGGTTCTGCTTATACTGTTCTTGCATCAGATTCTACTTACACAACAGGCAATATTGGTTTTGTTTATCCGTCAAGTCAATGGAACTGTTATGATACATTCAAAAATATAAAAATAAATATATACAGTTCTATAAACAGAAGAATCATTATAATTTCTTAGGAGAGTAATAAAAATAATATGGTTACAAAAGAAGAAAATTTAGCATCTGTAAAAGCACAACGAAAAGCTGAGCTTGACGATATTTTTAATAATTTAATAATGAAAGGCGATTATTTTACTTTAGGAAGTAAAAATATTTATATTGCTGGAGGGCTTCAAGTTCTTTCAGGTCTTCAAGGCTTTCTTGGTTATTTTGTAGATAATACAGATATTCAGCCGTTCGTTAGAGATTCAATTACAAAAGAAATAATTGAATGCACGATTGAAGAAATGGCAACAATGATAACTGATGTTAGAAATTGGGGGTTTAATATGTATTATAAAAATATCAAAAAAGGTGATTTAATCAATAAATGCACATCTGTTGACCAAGTGTTCGATATTACTTGGGATAGCACTGAGTGGGAAAACGTAGAAGAATAAAAAATGGAAATCTTAGATTCGTATTCAATTAAACCGGGGTGGCATGGTTCTATTTCATTTGGGCGAGTCTCAAATGACACAATTAAATGGAGAAATGTTGGAGATGAATTTCCAGTTCACTCTGTAATTGCTTCAACTGAAGAAGGTTTTATTGTTGAGTTTGTAGACGGTTGTGATAAACTATTTTCATATTTTAAATTTGGTGCGATTAATATTGATAAATTGTCAACTGAAGATTCGCTTTATGTTAAAAAGGTGTATTATTAAAAATGTTTGAACAAATCAATAATACAGATGTTTTAATATGGGCGATGGTTTCAATTACATTCTTGCTTGTATATGGCAGCATTAGAGTTTCAGAAGTAATTTTAAGACTTTTATTTATTGTAATTAAAAATAATATTTTTGTTTCAGTTTTTGAAGCTCAAGTTAAAGTTGTAAAAAATTGCATTAAATCAATTAAAAGAACTTATTTATCTTCTTTTATTGAACAATTAAATGAAATTTATAAATTAGATAAAAACACTTTTTGCATTTCTGAAAATCATAAATGCGAAGCAGCACCTGAAATTATGCAAATAAATATTCAATTATATGAGCTAATGTTAGATAGAGCTATTAAAGAAAGTGTTAAAGAAGTTGTAATTGTAAGCTTAAAAAATTATGAATACGTTGATTATTCTGTAGAAGATTATACGGAATTAATATTAAACGAATTTACTAAAGTAATAAATCAAAAAATAAGATTGCTTTGGCCGAGATTTAATTTTTCATTTAAAATAACATACAAAGAGCGCAAAGAATTTATAAAAAGTCGTTTGCCTAAAAATCCCGAACTAAATCCTGACTATATTATTTCATTACAAATAGCAGGACAAACAAAATTAATTTATAATAAAGCAATAGAATTTATTGAAAAAATGGAAAATGATTTTAAGAAAAACCCGTTAAGTGTTATAAAATATACAATGAATCTTAAGGACGATTGGGAATAGTAAAAAATGGATGGAATAGCACAAGTTGTATCAGCTTTTGGCCCTGTTTATGGATTAATCGCATTATTTTTAATATTATTAATAGTTGCGGTTTTAAGTATAAATCCTTTACTTATGATTGTTGAAAAAGCAAATAAAGGAATAAAAAATACAGAGAGAAGAGCGCCGACTGAAAATAGTAATGTTGATAATGTCACTGAAGGAAAAGTGATCACAATTAATACTTCAATATTAATATATTTGTTTGAGATTCATACAAAATATAAAGATGATTCATTAGCATTAAAACATCAAATTACAGGAATGCAATTGGACTATGCTGAAAATATTTTGGACCAAATTATAAATAATTTAGTTAAATTGTATAGAAATTTGCAAGAAGAAAAAATTTCTGAAATACGATTAGCCAAAGCTGCATTTGATGAAAACGCAGATAATGATCTTATTTCTGATAAAGATAAAATAAAATTACAAAAAAATTTCATATATTTAGACGAACCTGAATTATTGAGCAAAGAATATTTATTATATAAAGAATCATTAAGGAGTGCTTTTAAAATTGATTTAATGAAAGCATACCGTCAATCTTTCAGATTAAATGGTTTTTATAAAATGAATGATGAGCAACTTAAACAGTTTGTTTTGAAAAAAGTTGAAGTATTTAGTATTATAGTTACAAAATATTTAAGTATTTATTTTCCAATATTTGATAATATGTTAATCAAAATATCTGATGAACGAGCAATGGAAAAAATAGTTAATAAAGAACTATTTTTTGAAAAAACATTAGATATATTTCAAAAAGCAAGAAGTCTTTGGAATGATGAATATTTAATAAAAGAAGCACAAATTAAATTGGAATTTGAAAAATCAATAAACACATTATTAATAAAAGATTTATTTTAACTTTTTTTTAAATTGCTCCGGGAGAGGATAATCCCGGGGCCGCCATTGCTCCTGTATGCACTCCACCTGAAATAGGACAAACCGGAATTGCACAAAAAGGTCCTAAAGGGTTTGGGGTCGCCATACCATCATTTACAGATAACATTCCATTTGCAGCAACTGAAATACCGCCTGAGCCAAGCCCTGCCGTGCCTGCATTTTTAATTTCAACAGTCCCATCATTATTTGCACTTACATTTGTTTTCTTTAAACCAATCGAGTCATATCTCACTACATTAAAACCTTTATCATCAATATCTAAAGTTCCAACTGTTAATTTTGTATTTGGGTTTGTTTGAGTTAAATGAACAAAACCATCTGTATCAATTGTTAAAACAGTTCCTTTATTATGGTTTATTGTAAAAACTGAGTTTGCTGTATCAATTGAAATATAGTCTCCTTGTTCGTTTTCATATAAAACATAAATATCAGGATTTGAGCCTGCCCCTTTAACTTTAGAATTAATGCTTGCAAATGTTGGGACGTTTAAATTATAAATTGGTTTATATAAATCATCATTATCAAAATAAACTTTAACTTTTGAACCAATTTTAGGTATTGTTATTTTAATATTTTCAACATCTGTATATTGAGTTTCGTAAACGGCCCAAGGTAAATCTTTTTCTTTTATATCATCAAATAATCCGTGTGGTTTTATTTGAACTTTACCTTCTCCATCAGGATCTTTATTATCAACTACGGTCGCAATATAAACTTTTTTCGCAAAATTTGATTCTACATTATTTACTATATTTTTTAATACTAAAAATATATCTTCTGTTATAATGTCATTTATATTTTCCATTTTTAATAAATCCCTTCATTTGTTCCAAGTCTCGCAACTATTATTCGTTTTTTAAAGATGCTTAATTTGCTCGCCGTTCTCAATTTACTTATTATTATATATTTACCACTTAAAGGTTCATTATTTAATTTTGCAGTTGTTTGAGACTTTGATGGAATTATTAAGTCAATCATATCTCCAATATTAGGGTTTGAATAAGAATCTATTTCAATTTCAATTGAGTTTGCGAAAAATGAATTTAATATATTATGTCTGACCGATGCTGCTATTTCATAATCAGAATAAACATTAGTTTTAATGTTTAAACCATTATAAATATATTTTGTGTTTGACGCGAAGTCTTTAAAACTATTTAAATCAGTGTTGAAAAAACTCTCTGAAGAATTTACTTCTGTTTCAAAATATTCATTATCTTCTAAATTATAATTTGAAGACAACACAGAATACCCGCCGTTATTGAAAAATGTGCCGCTCTTGTTTATTATTCCATAATTTGAATAATAAATTGATTTATCGTCTTCTTTAATTCTTTTATCTTTTAATAATTGTTTAAAATTATCTTTTGAATTTGCAGTTGCTAATTCAATGTCATATCTTAATTTATAAACAGGTTTTTTAGAATATGCATCTTTCAATGATAATGTATTTAATAAATTATCAGTCGTAATGTAAGCAAATAAAACATCGTCTTTACCAATATAAGACTTCTCTAAAATGTGTTTGAAAAAAGTTATATTATTTTGTTTAAGTTTATAATAAATCATTTTATCTTGCGCAGAAATATTATTTACTTTATTATATTTTAATTTAAGTTCTTTTGCTATTTGTTTAAATACATCTAATGAAGTACCGTCATAACTTTTGCTCTCGATTGAAAATAAGTTAGGAATATCTAAATATGCAGATATTTTTATAATTCTTTGGTCGTTTGGGTTTTGCCCATTTAATATTTCAAAATCTAAAATATTAAATAATAAATCTTCTGCTTCAGCGGATTCTTCGTGTTTGCTAATCATTAATTTAATTTGTGTATCGTGTATTGGCAATTCTAATTCAGATAATCTTCCACCGTCAATCAATACTAATTCTAAACGGGGTAAAAATAAATTAGGTAAAATCCACTCTCTAACAGTAAATGAATAAATATCACTTGCGGGAACTTCTCTATTATTTATAAATAAAGTTCCATAAAATTGTTGATATTTTGCAGTATCAAATTCAAATTTTGTAAGTGTTTTATTTCTCATTTTATTAAAATATATTTTCTGTTAAGATAGTAAGTTCTGTGGTTTGCTTTTGATATTTAATTTTTGTGCAATATTTAAAATAAGTTTTGTAATTATTAAATTTCGCCCGCTATCATAATATGTATCTAAAATATCGTTAAATAAAAATGAGCTTTGTGATTTAATTTTCATTAGTGCATAATACTCTGAATCTAATAAACCATATTGGTTGCTAGCATTTTCCATTTTCACAATCCCTTTTTGAATTTTTTACAGCTGTATAAAAATCATAAACGTCTCTTTTATCAGGAATGATAATTTCATCCCCTGGTTCGATATCGTTCCAAGGGTCATTTATATTGTTTACTTTTAATATAATCCAATAAAAATCATATGAACGATAATGTTTAAAACTTATCATATCCCACCTTGCAATATCAACATCTTTAATTATATAAATTGTTGGTTTAAAATTCATTTTAAACAATTTATAATAATCGGAATCAAGTACTTTTTCTGCTATTCCATTATTATTAAAATCGTCATAAAAATTTGTGCGATTTAATTTACTTTTTATCATTATTCAATTCCTTCCAACTTCATTAAATCTGCAACTTGATTAGAACCTACAAATATATTATCGATTTTAGCAGGATCTCCGTTATCGTATAAAGTTATTTTAGGAGTGTACATAATTGAGAACTGTAGCTCAACATCGCAATAAACCGGGCCGTAAGCATTTTTTGCAACAGAATAATTTATTTGTACAGAATCCATTACTCCCCTATTAATTCCAAAATAATTGCCAACAATCAATACAAAATCAGACGGCGCGTTTGTAATATCAATGCCGCTATCTTTTGTTACATTGCCAATTCTTTTAGTTACTCCAGCTTTTTTTAATTGGGCATCAGAAGCGGTTGCTAAACCAGATATTGGTGCTTCTTCTTCAGTCTTTACTTCTTTATCCTTCTTTATTTTCTTTTCTTTTATTTTCTTTTGTTTACTTTTAAAAATTTCATAAACAGCATCTTGCGTTTGTTTTGAACCGTCTGCGCCTTCAGTTATTTGCGGCATTACTAATTGTTGCAAATCATTTATTTTTTTATAAAACGCGGCTGAGCCGTCTTGAGTCCCGTCATTGAATATTTTCATCCCAACTGTAAATTGAGGGCTATTTGCACCTGTAAAAGTTCTCCTTGTTGTAAAACCAGTTTTTCCTGTTTGTATTCCAAACTCAGCCATCATCGTGTCGCCTGAAATAGATTTTAGAACACCCCCACTTGTCAAATTTGAAACTAAACTATTTAATAAACCCTTCTCCCAACTTGCTGATAATTGATAATTAATAGATTTATCCGCATCCATTTTGCCACGAATGCAAACTCTATCTTTTTCTTGTAATTCTCCATTTACATATGTAGGGTATATTGCAATATCAAATAATGAACTGTTCACATCTGAATCGTAACTAACATCTGAACTAAAAATGCTTGTATAACTCAAAATAAAATTTTCTCCTATGCTTTTTTAAAGTCTACCGTTTATATTTATTTCAGGTGTTGATGTCATTTTAATATTATATTTATTTGCAATATTATCTTGACCATCTAATAATGCTTTTATTGAAGCTTTATCTAAAGCAACAACGACAACATTATTATTTGATGATTTATAATTACTATCAAATTGATTATTATTATTTGATACTGTTACTGTTTTTTTAACAAATGGGTTTAATGCAGCAGGGTTTGAATCCCCAATTTGGCTTTTTGCTGGTTTAGGAGTATCGGCAATATTATTTGTTTTATTAGAAGAATATTTATCCCCACTAATTTTTGATTGAATATGCCAAGGTTCTTTCACCATAGGTCTCACAAATCCCCATTTTGATAATAAGCCATCTTTATCTGCTTGGTTCATTTCAGCACTGTTTAAATCAAAAGCATAACCAAAACCGTGTTTACTTGTTCCAGGAACAGCAGCCCAACCCGGTCCTTTTTCTTTATATAATCTTACTTGGTCTTCATAACTCCTGTAAGCAGAATTCAAAAATAAGTTAGGTTTCTCAGGGTGCAACAATTGATAGTCTGCTGCTAATCCTTGTAAATTATTTAATGCGTCTGGTATAATCCCACTAAAATCTAAATTATCACTGTTAGGAATAATGTTCGCAGGGAGCTCCTCTGGTTTTATTATTTGTTTTACCTTTTTGAAAGCTTTTACAAAAACATTATTTTTCCATTTGTTTTCACTTTCTGTTAAAGTAGGATTGGGCATTGATAATTTTTTAGAATCTAAAACAGATGCATTTGAGCCTTTTTTATTGGCAGCATATAATTTTAAATCTTGTTTAGTAATTGCCTTTTTAGTATATTTTTTATTAAAACTATTTGCAGCGTTTGAATCGCCAGTCTCATTTGATTTACTTGCCTTGTACGATTTATTCTTTTTCGTATTGAAAATTTTATCAGTTAAACCAGGGCGGAAAGTATTAATTTTTCCAGTTTTAATATTATTTAAATCGTGTAATATTTGTGCCGCAATTATAGGTATTTGTATTGTTGACCCAGCAATTTTTCCCCCACCAAATGTTAAAGCACCGGTTAAGTCACTACCAAGCCCAACGCCAAGTGAAGCTAAATCTAATAAACCGCCGCCCCAGTCGCCTTTCATAAAATTATCAGTTGCAAAATATAAAGAAATAAGTTCCCCAACACCAGGGATAAATTTTGCTACTTTGCTACCAATAATTTTCTTTATTTTCTTTTCACCAAATTCTTTGCCAAGTGCTTTAATACCGCTTGTGCCTGTTTTAGAACCTTTACTAAGTAAACCAAGTTTACCAGCAACAATATTTCCAACATTATCTGTTAAAGTTTTAACGGGTGCCATTGCAGATGCAATTAATTTTTTAAGACCTGTTTTATCAAGTATTGCGCCTGCTGCGTCTTTTCCAACTTTGCCCACTGCGCTTTTAACATTTTTCATTGCAGCTGAACCAGTTTCAATACCGTTCTTTAAAACTGATTTTGTACTATTTGCTACAGCACCTACTGCGCCTGCTGCACCTTTTCCAACTTTACTTACTGCGCTTTTACTTTTTGATATTACAGGTTCAGCAAATGTTTTTACTTTATTTGCCCCAGATTTAATTAAATCTGCACCTTTTTTAAATATACTTGGTTTTTTTGCTGCATCATCAAGACCATCTTTGGGAATACGTTTTCCAGCATCTTTTGCACCATTCCAAATATTACTGAAAAAGTTTTTAGTTGTACTGTACGCTGTTTTTACATAACCACCGCCAACATCATTGATTATATTTGCAAACATCTTTTTTATTGACTGTTGACCTATTGCTAATGATTTTAAAAATGGTGACCAATGTCCAGTGACTATTGCAGTTATTAAACCTACACCCTTTAAAATATTTAATAACTTAAATTTGCCTTTTTTTAAATCTTGTTCTTGTTTTTTATTATCATCTTTATTTTCATCTTTGTTGTCTTTACCAAGATTATCAAATTTCTTTAACATTAAATCTGAAATTGAAACTAAAGTACTTAGATTTTTTGAGTCTTTTATTTCTATTTTATGTTCTGATTTATCAAGCTGTTCTTGCTTCTTTCTTTCTATTTTTATTTGTTCATCTGATTTAGAATCAGGTTTATTTAAAACATTTAAACTTACTAACTTAGATTTGTCTTTTTTTAAATCTTGTTCTTTATTATTATTTTTAACTGTATTAAATATTTTAGCTAAATCTTTTTTATTATCATTTTGACTTTTTATTAAGTTTGTAGATATTTTATTAAAGTTATTAATATAAGTTGATTTATTTTCAGTGCGCCATTTTTTATTTTCATCGATTAAAGTTTTTAATACAGTTGTCGTTTCTTTATTAGAACTGTTTTTAATAGAATTGGTTTTAATAGATACAGTAGGTTTAATTGTATTTTTAAGATTTTTATTTAATTCATTTATAGCTTTAATTAAATTTTCTGTATTTTTATCATTTTTTCGCTGACTGTTATTTGCAATAAAGTCTTTATATTGCTGTGCTCTTTTCTCAGCTCTGTTTTGCTCATTATTCGCCATATTATTTTCAAAACCTTTAATTTTTAATGTCATTGCAATACTTATACATATATTTATTTTTGAAGCTTCTTATTTTTAAAAATAAATATATTAAAATCAAAAGTAAACTTTTTAAGGAGAAATACTTATTATGGCTATGAACCAGCAAGCGTTGCTAATTACAACAAATAAACAAAATACAATTTATAAATATAATGTCGTTGAGAGAGGCGGAAGAATTCAAAGTCTTGGCAAAACATTAAGAGGAAAAGGTGAGGAACCAAACGTTACCCCAGATGATTTAGATTTCGATACTTTAGAAGGTTCAATATTAAAAATAAAATCAAATGGTGATTATATCCCAAGTGGAGAAAAAACAGAATATTTGCCAGGTAAAACTTCAAGACTTCAAAGTGCAATTAAAATCGCAGATAATTTAGATATAATTTATATTTATATGTTTGATGAAGCAATAAATACTTGGACTTTTTATTCAATAAAAAACAATAGTTGGGACTTAGTTTCAAGCTATTTGAAAGACAGACGGTTTGACCCTTCAAAAATACAAGCACCAAGATTTTCTTAAAAATTAGCTAATATCAAATCTTTATGTAAACTTATAAACCATTGATTTTTAATACTTTATAAAAAACAGAAAAATAAAACAAAAAAATTTCATTTTGTAACTTATTGATTTATAATAAGTTACACTTTTTCTTTATAAAAAAGCATATTTAACTTAAAATTTGTTATATATTATTAATATAACAAAACAACAAAACAAAGGAGTTACCAAATGGAACTTACAAAAGAAGAAATCAAGATGGTAGAAAAAATGAGAAACGTAAATAAAGTTGCTTATAACAAAGCAATACAAAAAATTGATGATTATATAGATTCAAAAATTAAGAAAGAGATTGAAAACGCAGAAAAAAATTATGAAATTAAGAAAAAGGAATATAACAAAATAGAAGAAGATATAAAACATCTGAAAACTGTTGATGGTGTTGAAGTTGTTTTTGAAATTATTCAAGATGTTACAATGCAAGATCCTTTTATGATCAGATATTTTGAGTCAGATATAAAAATAAATGTAAAAAAAGCGTTAAAAGAAACTTATGGTAATGATAATGGTTGGGAAAATCTTTATGATAAAATAATTGAAGTGTATAAAGAAAATATAGAAAAGGGTGAATATGATAGAGAATATTATTATAAAAAAGAAATAACAATAAAACAGTTTGCTTATAAGCTAAAATTTAATAACCACTTTGTCAACTTTAAAGACGGCAATTATGAAAGTTATGATATTAGCAGGTGTTTTAGGACATACAAAAATCTTCAAACTCTTTATAATAAAGCAGTGGATAAATATAATGATGAAATTCTGAAAATGAAGAAAAATATGTATGAGAAAAATAGAAAAAGCTTATTATCAGAATTTGCAAATCGTAAAGAGGGTAATGTTATTTTCAATGCAGAACGCAAATACAGACGCATTAATAAAAGGGGTGCTGAATATTCTTCTTATGATGAATATAGTTTTAAAATTAATAACGAAAAATCTCAAGCTAAAATGAATATAAATCTTGATTTTGATGAAAATGAAGATAAAGAATATAATGCAAATATTTCGCTTAAAGTTAAATCAATTGATGAACTAATAAAAATTATGTCTTTTATTGAAGGGGAAAACTAAAAATGAGCACTAATGCAAATATTTTAATCGAAAATTGTGACTTTGTTTTGTACAAACATTATGATGGGTACCCGGACGCTACATTAAAATGGTTAGAAGAATTTAATAAAGAATTTAATGAAAATAGAGGAGCAAGCGATATAGATTATAAATTTGCACAATTAGTACGGTCATCTGCTTTTGATTGTAAAAAATATAATCTTGATGACTCAAAAAGCACTGGTTGGGGAATTTTTAAAAAAGGCCAAGTGCCTGATGTATCGTTTACTTATATTTTAACAAGCGATAAAGTAAAAATAAAATATTAAAAAGGATAAGAAAATGAATTTTACAAAATCTGAACTAAACCAAATGACTGAAGAGCCAATAAATAAATCTCAACGCCCAACTGAAGACGACTATTATAATTTCATAGAAAAGATGTTTAAAAAGGAAAACTATAGTCTTTTTGAACTTGATGATCTCGCTGATTTAATCGATGAAAATTATGGAAATGTTGAAACTGCTGATATTGACCAGCATTTTGGCGACCTTGTTGATAAATTCGCATACGAAAATATCACCGGTCTGTCAAATAAAGATTATAAAACTTTAGTACATTTATTTGACGTTCGTGAAGAAGATGACTCTGAGTATGGAGAAACAGTATATCCTAAAGATAAATTTGGTCTTGTTGGCGCTTATAATTCAAGAGCATATTTAAGAGCTGCTAAAAAGTTTGTTAAAAAACAATACGGTGCACTTGGTTAAACTAATTGCTGAGGTGTTTCGTTTCTGATAATATAAAGTAATTGTAAAATATTAAAAAGGTTTGAAAAATGAGCAATGTATTAATAAAATTGATAAATGAAATGAAAAATGAGCCAGGCTCAATTGCAAAAATTGAAATTTTAACAAATTATAAAAATAAGCTGACTGATGAAGACTTTGAAATAATTAAATTAGTTTATTCAAATACATACAATTTTGGGATAAGCGGTTCTTATCTACGAAAGAATTATATTGAAGGTGATAATACAATTAATATTTCAATTTTATCATTATTACAGAAAGCATATAATAGAGAAGTCGTTGGTAATGATTTATTTGATTTAGTGTCAAGTTTATTGAATAATAAAGATAAAGATTATCAAGAATTAATTTTCTCGATTTTTGATAGAAACTTAAAATTTGGTTGCAACATTAAATCAATAAATAAAGCATTTGGAAAAAACTTTATAAAAACAACTCCTTATATGGGCGCTGTTTCTTACAGTGAGAAAAAAGCAAAAAAACTATTTGAAAATGGAAATAGTGTAGAATTAAACACAAAAATGGACGGAAGATATGCAAATATAATTGTGAATAATAATGAAGTTGAAATATTTTCACGCTCAGGTAAACAAAGCTATTTTAATGGTTTTAATTTTTATAAAGAAGCAGTTGAAATTGCTTATAATTTGCCTTTTGATAATGTTGTTTTAAACGGAGAACTTTTAGTGAAAGGCTTTGATAGGTATAAAGCAAATGGGATTATTAATGCAATTTCTCAGATTAGGGAAAAAGAATTAAACGGTATAAATACAGAAAAAGATAAAGAAAAATTTAAAAAATCAAATTCAATTTCAATAACTGAAGCAGAGAAAAGAATTACTGCAACTATTTGGGACTTTGTGCCGCTTGAAAATTATCGAAGTGGTGAAGAGTTTAAATTAATTAGGGAAGAAAGAAGAAATTTATTAGAAACTGCAGTTGCTGACACAAAAAATATTTCTTTTATAAATTATAAAATAGTAAATAATTTTGAAGAAGCAATGACAGAATTTAAAAAATTATTAGCAGCTGGTGAAGAAGGTGCAATTCTTAAATCAAATTCAGGACTATGGAAAGATGGCAAACCTGTTTATCAAATTAAAATGAAATTAGAACTTACTGTTGATTTGAAAATAATTGGTTTTAATGAAGGAAATAAAGGAACTAAATATGAAGGAAGCCTCGGTTCATTTATTTGTGAAAGTGAAGATGGTTTATTGAAAAGTGATCCTGGTGGAATTAAAGAAGATTTAAGAGATGAAATTTGGAATAATAAAGAAAAATATATCGGTAAAATAATTGAAGTAAAAAGCTGTGGTTTGAGTCACGATGTTGATATGAATTATTCTTTATTGCACCCAAGCTTTAATGAAATTAGAACTGATAAAAATGTTGCTGATACATTGCAGCAAATTAAAGAAAATCAAAATATGGTCTTAGGACTTAGTTAGAAAAAAAAAATTCTTTTGTTTTGTTTTGTTGGATTGGAGGAGTGGCTTTTTATTTTAAAAAGTTGCTCCTCTTTTCTTTTCTAAATCAAAGAACAATTACATAATCTGCATTATTTTGAATATTTCTATTTATCGCTGTTATTTGTTCAGTTGAATAAATTGTTTTATCTGCGCCAACATCCCCCTCATCATACCAGTCAGCACTACCGCCCGTTTCAAACATTATAGTTTGTAAATTTATATTTGAAAATTTTATATTTGGACAATTTCCTTTTGTGTGGTCTCCAATACTTGTATAATTGGTGTCATAATTAAATGTTTTACCGTCCAAACTTCCTAAATTTATTCTCCCGATAAAAGAATCATTATTAATAATTCTGGAAAGATAACTGTCATCAAGATAAGCAATAGAGTCTGCATTACTGTTGTTACTTATAACATTATTAAGAGAATTTATATTATAATTATCCCCAACATTACCCATTATCATTTTAAAATTATACCAAGTGTTTGGAGTTAAAGTGTCATTTGTATTGAATATTTTTTTAAAAAAATGATCACTGTTAGGAGTATTATAAGCATTTGTATATACAAATTTTGATTGGTCGTCATTCGTTGGAGTGTTCATATACATTATACTTCCAAGAACTGTGTTAGTACCCGTTGTGCGATCTGAAAAATCGTCCGCCCTCGTGTTCGCATCAGGCGCAACATTTGAAGTTGTATTTGAAATTGTAAAATTTAATATTTCAAATTTATCTGGTATTGTTGCTGGTGTTTTTAATGAAAATTCTAAAATATCCCAATAACTATTTCCCGGGTGCATAAATCTTGTATGAATATCAGTATCGAATATTGTAATTATACAAGGATCTGATGCTGCACCTGTAAATTCAATATAGCCTTTATCTAAACCTGTTTTACTTTCATCAATTACAATGCTTGTGTTTGAATCTAATGTAATTTGATTTGAAGACCCTAACGCAGTTCCTGGGTTCGTTTCACCTGCAAAAATTGGGTATCGTAATGAATGGTCGGTTCCTTTATTTGAATATGTTGTATTGTAAGCAGGCATATAATAAGTCGCAGATTTTAATGAAGTCAATGAAGCGTCTTTATCTAAAACGACTTTAAATGATGTGTTTGTTGAGTCTGTTATTTGGGGCATTTTGATATAAGCAGTAAGTCTTTCTGACCCAATTGCAGAATTAAAATGCATTATATACCTATCTAAATTATTTCCATTAATATCCTCAAATCTAATATTACTTTTTGTAATATTTTTGATACGGCAATCTTCCCAAAAATTTTGTGGGCAATTTTCAGTCGCAGTAATTTCAAAATAAAACGGGAAATGATTTAATTCTGCCATAATATTATTTTTATATCCTTTATTTTCACTAAGTTAAAATATCTTTATCAATTTCAAAATTATAAGTTGAAAGTGCTTTAAATAATTCATTACTATCAATATGATTTAAATAAACTGCAGTTTCTGGCTCAGCAAATAATTCATTACTATCAATATGATTTAAATAAACTGCAGTTGGAGGTTCAATAAATAACTTACTATTATTAATATGATTTTTATACAAAGGGGGTTTTGGCCATTTATTTGCTTTACCTGCCCAAATTGGTATGTGGCTAATCATAATCTGCGAAGTCCTATGTTTTTAATTATTGATTTTTTTTTTATCTTATTTAAATTATATTTATTTTTTGAAACTAAAAAATTTTTAATTTCAAATTACCAAATATTAGTTATTTTTATGAAGACTTAAGAAAAAAATGAAAATCGCTTAGAAAAGTTTTCAAGAAATTTCTTAAATGTTAATGTGTTGATTAATAATAGCTAAAAAGCGATGGTGGATGTGCTCTCCTACCTTTATTATATTATATATAGAGAAGCAAATTCTTTAGAATTTTTTAGCATCTGTATGATGATTTAAAAAATGGTTCAGTTCCAATTTTATTTGGAACTATCTACAATTGTATTTTAAATATGAATTGAAATATTTTAAATTAAAATTTATAAGTCTTAAATAATTTTAGTTTTATTTTATTTTATTGTATTGTTTCAGCTAAAGCTAAAACAAGTTCTGTAGATTTTAACAAGTAAAAATCTCCAGAAAATTAAAATTTTTGAATTATTTTTAAATTATTTTTGAATTAAAGAAAAATTAGGAAAAATTAAGAAATTTTTAGTAAATTAAGAACTCGGTTACGGAAGGTTTTATAAAAAAAATTGTGAAAATAAAAAGAAAGATAATTTTTAATTAAACTGTTGAAAAAAGATAATTTTTAATTAAACTGTTGAAAAAAGATAATTTTTAATTAAACTGTTGAAGTAAGTATAGTACTCTAATTAAAAAAAAAATAGTTTTTTATTTCTTTCATTCAGTCTTTTTTTCCTTTCGTTGTTTTGAAATTGGAAGTTTTTTAACTTCCAATTTCTGTTGAAGTTTTTTTTAAACTTCAACAATATATAAGTTTTTTAAGAGTTTTTGATTTTTCAAATTTCAAACTTGTTTTGAAATTTGTTCATTCAGTCTTTATAAACTCAGCACTATAAGGGTAAATGAATACTAATTAATTGCTTTCTCCCAGACTACTACTATATGCTTTTGGCATATGCCCCGACCTACGAGATATTAAAATATAAAGAACTTTATGATACAACTGCTAATATCAAGTGTGTTTTGATTGCAAACACAATCCGTACTTTAGGTTTGCTATCGGAGCTTTTGGTCTCCGTGTTTTGATTAGGTATATTAATTACCATCCATTCATAATCAAAACAAGTTTTCGTAGCGTAAAGGCAAAAATAAGGTTCGTCGCTACTAACAAAGATGTAAAGATTCAATTTTAAACGAAAACCGTTACGGAATTAAATCTAATTTTATTTATTTTTTGACTTAGAAGATTCTCACTATTTTTCAAAAAAAAAAAAATAATAAATTATAATTATACAGAGTTGTGTTAGTTCACTTTAAAATGGAGGTATATAAAATGAACATTATTACAATTGATAATTCAATTTCTTCTCCCGGGTTTGTAAAAGCAAGACTTAATAATTCATTTGAAGTAGAAGATATTCAAATGCTTACTTTTACTTCTTCAAAACGATTTGCAGCAAGTGGAGCTGTAAATGTAATATATTATAATAATAAAGACTTTAATCATCAATATAACAAAATTGTATTTATGAATGAAGAATTTGAAAAATGGGCTGATTTTGATAATATTAAATATGATTATGGTTTTATTGAAGATTATGCTTTTGCAGCAGTTGGCCAAGTATTTTCTATTGCAGAGTCAACCGGTTTAATCAAAAGACTTTTGTTTAATAATTCAATTCCATTTAGATTATACTCAGTTCCTTCAATTAAAAAGTTTTTCAGTGGAAAAGGTAATGCTGATAAAATTAAAATGGAAATTGCTTACAATAATAATAAATCGTTATATAAACCTGATTTGAGATTTTTGCCATCTGTTGTTGATAAAAAGTCAGGCAACCCAATTGATAATATAATAGATGCTTTCGCAATATTTGAGTTAGGTTTATTTGAATTAAAAATTAGAAATAATTTAATCAATATTGAAACAGAAGAACAATATATACAGGAAGTCTTTGCCCCGCCAAAAAAGAAAAAGAACAGAAAAAAACAAGAACCTGGCTACGCCGAAAGAGATTTTGTATTTGGTGGAAAATCATAAAAAACATAGTAAGATTTAAGTAGAAGAAGAATCTGAGATAGTTTTTGATGATTTGATATATTCACAATATTATAATACGACTTTTATTTGGATAGCTTTAAATGAGCTTTAGAATGACTTTAAAATAAATGAAAATATTTAAATTATTTTCATTTTGCTATTTTATTTTGAAAAATAAAATTATATATTAATATTATGAAAAATTAAAAAACAATAATAAAAAAGGAGAAACAAAAATATGTCTGTATTAAATACTTTATTAAAAAATACTTCAACTCCATTTGCCAGAACAATAAACGATAGTTTTGTTACTGATAATTCAGAAGTACATTTTCCGTCAGATATTCCAATGTTAAATGTTGCATTTAGCGGTTCAATGGATAAAGGTTATCAAAGCGGCGTGACTGTTTGGGCAGGACCTTCAAAACATTTTAAATCAATGTACGCGCTGAATGCTCTTGATGCTTTCTTCAAAAATGCAGAAGATGGAGTTTGTTTGTTTTATGATTCAGAATATGGTATTACTGAAGATTATTTAAAACAGTTCCCACATATTCAAGATAAATTAGATAGAATTATTCATATTCCAATTACAACTGTTGAAGAACTTAAACACGAATCTTCAAAACAAATTGAAGCAATTTATGATGAATATAAAGCAGCATTTAAAAAATCTAAAAAAGCTGATAAACCTAAAGTCTTTATATTAATTGACTCAATTGGCCAATTAGCAAGTAATAAAGAAACACAAGATTCAATTGACGGAAAGCTAACCGTGGATATGACCAGGGCAAAAGCTGTTAAATCATTTTTCAGAATTGTTACTTCAAAAGTTAAAATGCTTGGAATTCCAATGCACGTAATTGCTCATACATATGCCACAATGGAAATGTTTTCACGACAGGTTGTTTCTTCTGGTTGTGTAATTGAAGGAACTAAGATTATAATGGCAGATGGCTCTTTAAAAGAAATTCAAAATATGACAGTTGACGATAAAGTTAAAACATTGCAAGGTGAGCAAAAAGTTACCGCGGTTTGGGATCCTGATACAATTGAAGACGGTTTTCCTGAATGTTATGAAATTGAATTTGAAGACGGAAACAAATATGTTGTGTCTGACAAACATAAATTAATGGATATGAACGGAGTGTATGTTTATGTTAAAGATATGGTTCCGGGTATGGAAATTAAAAACATTAATATATAAGGTATTTTCTTTATGAAATGCCAATTATGTAATAAAGAATATAAATCTTTGCAGGGGCTGGGCTGTCATATTTCAAAGAAGCATACTATGCCCCTTGAAGATTATTATGATAAATTCATATCTAAACAAGAAAAGCCAAAATGCAAAATTTGTAATAAACCTGTGAAATTTAAAAATTTCTCCAAAGGATATTTAACTTATTGCAGTAAAAAATGTGTTGCAAAAGATAAGAAGTTAATGAATGAAAAAATTAAAAAAATTAAAGAAACTAATTTAAAAAAATATGGAATTGAATGGGCTTCAAAATCAGATATTGTTAAAGAAAAAATTAAGCAGACTTGTTTAACTAAATATGGAACTAATTCATATATGAGCACTGATGATTTTAGAGAACGATCTAAAGAAACAGTAATTGAAAAATATGGAGTTGATAATGTAGCTAAATCAGATATTGTTAAAGAAAAAATGAAATGCACACTGATTGAACGGTACGGCGTCGATAATAATTTAAAGTTGATTGATAGAAAGAAAGGTAATGAAACAAAAATTAAAAATTACTATTCAAAATATGTTGATATTTTAAATTCTAAAAATATTGAAGTATTGTCAAATAAAGATGATTTTGTAAATAAAAACACTATGAAATATAAGTGTAAAGTTTGCTCTCACGAATGGGAGTTAGAATTTGAAAATAATAGTCATTACATTTTGGCTCGTTATAATGTTTGTCCTAATTGTTCTAAATCTAATTATTCTAAAGGAGAAAAAGAATTATTAGATTTTGTTAAAAGTATAATTGATGATAAAGTAATAAATAATAAATTTTTTGTTGTTAAAGATAAAAAATATGAATTAGATATTTATGCGCCATCTAAAAATATTGGCATAGAATTTAATGGTATTTATTGGCACTCAAGTAAATTCAAAGATCCTAATTATCATTTTGATAAAACAAATTTTTTTAAAGATAATTTCAATATAGATGTTATTCACATTAATGAATATGTTTGGGCGTATAAAAAAGATATTGTAAAAAATATAATTTCAAATAGACTTTGTAAAAATAATCAAAGAATTTATGCAAGAAACACAATTAAAAAAGAATTGAGTGTTGAAGAATACCGAAATTTCGTTAACAAATTTCATATTCAAGGGTATGTAAATAGTAAACATAAAATTGGTTTATTTTATGATGGTGAATTAGTTTCAGCAGTGGGAATAGGTAAGGGCAGATTTGAGGACACTAATGAATTACTTAGATACGTTACAAAGTCAAATATTACAGTTGTGGGAGGGTTATCTAAATTATTAAAAGGCTTTGATAATTTAGTTTCGTATTGCCATCGAGATTATTTTAATGGGGAAGGATATAAAGCAGCTGGGTTTGAATTAATTAATATTTTGCAACCAGGTTTATTTTACGTTAAAAATGAATTAATTTATAATAGGTATTCTTTGCAAAAACATAAATTAAAAGATTGGAAATATTATGATGAAAATTTAACAGGTGCCGAAATATTAGAACTTAATGGGTATTTAAAATATAGAGACTCAGGTATGCTTAAGTTTTTTAAGACAAATTAAAACTTGTATGGTGGAAAAATATACAATAAATTATGGAGATTAAATTTTAATCTTCACAAATATGTTAGTAAATACAAATTATTAAAAAAAATAAATTTAATCTAAAATGAGTCAAGAAAATTCTGACTCAAATAAAAAAGGAGAATGTATGAAAATTAAATCTATTAAACCTGTTGGCAGAAGAAAAGTTTATGATATTTCAGTTGAAAATGAAGAACAATACTTTTTTGATAACGGAGTGGTTTCTCACAATACAGGAACTACTTATGCGGCTGACTCCATATTCATTATTGGAAAGTCTCAAGCAAAAAATAATAAAAATGAATTAGAAGGTTATAATTTTACTTTAGTTGTTGATAAAAGTAGATTTATAAAAGAAAAGTCTAAAATTGGAATTACAGTTCATTATGATAAAGGAATTCTAAAATATTCTGGTTTATTTGATATTGCAAAAAATACAGGTTTTATAAAACAATGTAAAGTAGGGCGTTCGGGTGGTTGGAAGTTCACAATAAAATCTGAAGATGAAGAAGAGATTATTGATGAAAATACTTGGGTATGTTTAACAACTGAAATTCATACAAATAAAGAGTTTTGGGATAAAGTATTTGAGCACAGTAATTTGAGAGAGGTAATTGAAGCATTTTATAAAATACCTGTAAATTTAACTGTTGCTGAAGAACAATTATTACAGGATAATGCCGAAATTGTCGATGTATTAGAACAGGACAATATCGGTGAAGCGGAAGATGAATAAATCTATTTTTTAAAAAAATTATATATTTTGAGCATATTTTGGTTTTTAATCAATTTATGCTCAATTTTTTTCCTCATAAAAATACATTTTTCTATTTTATTTTAAACAATAAAATTATATATTTTAATATAATTAAAAAAATCAATTATAAAAAAAAGGAGAAATTGATTATGGCAGTTTTAATACTTAATGGTAAAGAAGACTTAGAAAACCATTTGTCTGACGAATGTGTTGTTATTGATACAGTTCTTTATAAAGAAAAACGCGGTTTTAAATTAATAGAAGTTGTAGGTGACGACAGCACAATTGAAGAATTTGATATGCAAAGAGAAATTGACAATAATTTCGGCTTTGATATTACAAAATAAAAGGAGATAATACAAAATGAGTAAAAAGAATAAAAAGAATTTTATTGAGGTCACGAAATGTTATCCTGATTTGATAAATTATTTTTATAAAAGATTTAAAGCGCCGTGGCCTGGAATAAAGAAAAAACAAAATTTTATTAAAAAAATTAAAATTTATCAATTTGAGGATAAAATCACAATTGTAATGTTTTCATATAATAATATTAAAGCGTCAGTCACAAAAGATCGTGACGACTCAAATATTGAGTTAGGGCTATTATGGTGTTACATAAAACTAAAAGAAAAAGATGAAAAAATTAATAAAAGAAATACTCCAACATTTACTCCAACATTTACTAATGTTACCGTCAGAGGAGATCTTCGTAATATTTATTGGCATTGTAATCACCACGATGTTAAATAATTATTCACTTCATAGCTTAAAAAGGAAAACAAATTGAATATAAATGAAATTAAGAGAGATCCGCTTGTATTAGAAAAATTAATAATTCAATATATGTTTACAAAACCTGCTGTTCGTGAAAAACTTTTGCCTTATATTGACGCAAGTTTTTTTAATGCAGTTGAAGCAGTCTTTATTGTAAAAAATTATTTAAAATTTATTACTGAGTTCGATAAAGTGCCAAGCGCACACGACTTTAGATTGGTGCTGCAAAAACCTGCTCATTTAGAATATTTTAAACAGTGTTTTGATATTAGTATTGATGATTTTAATGAAGACTTTCTATTATTAGTAATTGAGCAATTTATTAAAGAAAGTTTGTTAACTAATGAAATTGCTAACTTATATGAGCGGATGGAAAGTGATGATTTTGATATAAATGAAGAGACAGATTTATCTTCAAAGATTGAAGAAGTTCTTGCTTTCAATTTTGATAATGAAGTTGGTCTTGACTTTAATTCTGAGAGCAGTGCAGAAAAAATGTTTTCTTTTTTGCATTCAAAAGAATTCTCAATTTCAACTGGTATTAAAGCACTTGACGAAATTGTAGACGGCGGTCATCATACTAAAGCTTTGTCATTATATATGGCAGGGACTGGTGTTGGTAAATCTGCAATAATGTGTAGTCAAGCTTCTCAAAATTTGAGAGATAATAAAAAAGTATTATATGTTTCGTTAGAAATGTCAGAAGAAAGAATTGGGCAAAGAATTTTAGCAAATTTATTAGATGTAAAAATGGATGATTTAAAAACGATACCAAAGAAATCATTTATTGAAGCATATAATAAAAGTATTGTAAATAATGGAAATTTATTTATAAAAGAATTTCCCCCAAGTACAATAAATGCTAATCATATCAAAGCTTTATTAAAAGAACTAAAAAATAAAAAAAGTTTTGTGCCTGAAATTATTTATATTGATTATCTTTCTTTAATGAGAAGCACAAGAAGAGTCTCAGCCGATAATCCTTATAGAGAACAGAAAGTAATTTCAGAAGAAGTAAGAGCAATTGGAGTGACCGATGATGTGCCAATTGTTTCAGCAGTTCAAACAAATAGAGAGGGGACTTCAAAAACTATTTTAAGTGTTGCCGATATTGCAGAGTCTTTCGGAATTGTAATGGGTGCAGATTTAGTAATCGGTGTTATTGCTGATGCAGAATTGCAAAATCAAAACAAAATGAATTTAGTAGTAGTAAAAAATAGGTATAAAGAAAATAACCGTTATACTCAAGTGGGTATGTATTATCCTAAAATGAGAATGACTGATATTGGGGATACGATTCATAAAGTTGGAGAAGTCGCTGGCGAAGCTCCAAATTTGCAAAGTTTAGATGATGATGTGTCAGACACAGTTAGTTTTGTAAAAGAAATTAAAAAGAAAAATGATGATGATAAAACAACTCGTTTGACGAGTTTAGATTTTACTTAGGAGGTGAAAATTTAATTATGGAAAATGAAAATGTTGAAAGCATTCTGCGTAATGTTGAATATAAAAAGTTTTTAGATTTAATAAAAAATACTAAAAAGTATGAATCTATAAACTTAGATACATTCGCAATTTATTCTGTTGCAGAAATTGGCAAACGGCAAATTGGTTTATTTAATGAGTTGTTATTGTATGCAAGCAAAGCAAAAGGAATTGATATTTTTTCTGTTTTAGTTGAAATAACAAAACATATAATAGATGCTAATAAATTAAAGAATTTAATAAACCCGGATGTAAAATGGTTATTGGCTGAAATTTTAAAAAGTCATAATAATTATACTGAAGACTCAACATTAAATTTATTTATGTAAAAAAAAAACATATTTTCTATTTTATTTTGGAAAATAAAATTATATATTATTATTGTAATTAAAAAAAAGGAGAAAACGACAATGAATGTAGAAGAAATATTTGATTATCAATACAGAACTTTTGATAGAGTGACTGATGAAGACATTGATGATATAATGGCAATTCACGATTTAAATGGAGACGAAATCGCTCCTGGGGATGTTTTGTACAGATTTTTAATAATGGGTACAAATAAAAAAATACAACAAAATAAATTAGTCGTAAATACTTCATTAGATAATATTGAAGATTATATTATAAATAATAAACTTATTTACATTCCAACTTCGCATCATTCATTGCCAAGATTTAGAAGAGTTAAAAAATTAAGATAAGGTTTTTAATATTATGTGCAATAGTTACAAATATGTAGTTCCGATTATTTCAAATGTAAATCGGTATTTAAGCAGAAAAACTGAAGCAGATAAATATTTTATAAATCATATTAGAAGAGAAAGAGCGGAAAGAGATTGGGAGAATAGTTTTAATAATATTAAACATTTTTCAAAGGAAATTTTTAATGATATTCAGTCAAATAAATACAAGCTAAGAGATGTTGCATTATTTGCATCAGATTATTATTTTGAAAATAATGAACTTTTTAATAAATTTTATTATAATGATAAATTATCTGAAAAAATTATGAAAAAAAGTTTTGAATATTCAAATGAAAATTATATATTTAATATAACAAAGTTAAAAAATATTACTGCTCAAGGAGGAATTGATTATAAAGATTATTTTGAAATTAATGAAGACGGAGAGCCAATATTGTTTAAATTAATAATTAAAAATCACTTAAATAATATTTTAGCTTGCGAATTTTATGAAACTTTACATAAATCTGCAAAATCAAAAAGAATAAGTTTTAGATATAAAACATTCTTAAAAATTATAAAAATTAATAAACATATTTTACAAGGAGAATAAAAATATGGCACGTAGAGGAATTATAAACAAAGAAGCTGCTCGCAAAGCATTTGAGCAATCATCAGAAAAGAAATCGGACGACAGATTTTATAAACCTACAAAAAATAGTGCAGGTGAAATTTCAGTGAGGATAAGACTATTGCCTGCCCCAGATACCCCAACACCAATTGTATCAAAAACAAGTCATTGGTTTCAAGAAAACGGAACTTATTCTGAAAGATGCCATACTGATATTGGCGAACGTTGTCCTGTTTGTGAAACACAAAGCGCTACTTGGGACCGCGGGGATAAAGCTGCTTACCGTCGTAGGAAAAAGAAAGTTAAATATATTTGTAATATATTAGTAATTAAAGATCCTGTAAAACCTGAAAATAATGGCAAAGTGTTTTTGTGGGAATTTACTAATAAACTTTATAAAAAAATACAAGGTAAAATAAATCCTGCTTCAGATTCTCTTGAAGAACCTTGCATTGTATTTGATTATGATGAAGGGGCAGATTTTAATTTGATAGGTATTCCTGAATCTTTTGAAAATGATGAAGGCAAATTAATAAATTACTTTGGTTATGATAATTCAAATTTTCAACCACCTAAGCCTCTTGAGGAAAGTGTTGCTGATAAAGTTGATGAAGTACTGTTTGATTTAAAGCCTTTTATTTCACCAGATAACTTTTCGTCTTATGAAGCAGCAAAGAAAAAATTTGATGAAGTGGCTGGAAACACTGTCGCCGGGACTCCTGTTGAAAATATCCCAGCTGAAGACGAAGTTAAAGACTCGACTCCAGTAAAAGATATATTAGATGACAATGATGGTGCTGATGACGATGATGATTTTATAGCAAAAATGAAAGCATCGATTGACGATTAATAAAAAATTAAAAATATAATTTTTAAATTTAAGCGGTGTCATTGCAATTAAAAGTGATGACACCGTACCTCACTAATTAAAAATGGAGAAAATGATGGAAATTAAATATGATAAAAAAATATTTAAAGTACTAAAAAATTGTAGTCATATTGCGAATATGATAGCAGTTCAAAACAAAGGCGATAAAAATTTAATATTTCATAAAAATGCGGGAATGTCTTTTAGGCTAATCACAGATAAAGAAATGTTTGATGCGGGCGATTATGATGTTGCTTTTAATGATTTTAAAGAATTTTATGATATTATTGATGTGTTCAAAGATACACCTACTATATCAATTGATGATACAAATATTGCGAAGATTAAAAGTGGCGAAGTAGAAATTAATTACACAATGGGTGATTATGAAATTGTTGATATGGTGACTGCTGATATTAAACTTGAAGCTGTACAAGGAGAAATTGAATTATCTGCTGATAAGCTTGCTGAAATTAAAAAGTTTGCAGGTTTGATGGGTATGACTTCTGACTCAAGCAGACCAAGAATTGAAATCGTTGCCTTTAATAGTAAAATAAAACTTATATTTAAAAATGAATTATCAAACGACAAACTGGAGTATGAGTTTGATAATGTTTCAGAAACTCCTGATGATTTTACAGAGTCGGCAAATGTAAGTGCATTGCTTGATTTACCAAACGCTAATTACACAATTAAATTTTCAACTAAAAATATTAGATTAATACAATTTAGCGCAAATGTTGAAGATTATGATTTAGATTTTTTCGCCGGATATAAAGGGTAAATTTTAATTATAATTCTATAGTGAACTAATACAACTCTAAAGAGTTGTATTTTTACGGCTTAGTTTATAAAAACGCTGTCGGGACTATATTTGTCTCGGCAGCGAACAACATATTTTAAAGGAAAGTATTAAATATGAGTTTTATATGGCAAGATGAATATAAACCAAAATCATTAGATGAAATGATTTTACCTAAAAAATATAAAGACACTTTCAAGTCTTATATTAAAGATGAACAAATTCCAAACTTAATATTTACATCAGCTCATTCAGGCTCTGGTAAATCAACTTTAGCAAAAGTTTTAGTGAATGAATTAAAAGCAGAATATTTATTTGTGAACGCGTCTGTAGATAGAGGAATTGCAACATTAAGAGATACCCTAACTAAATTTGCAACAACAAAATCTTTTCTTACTGATTATAAATGCAAACATAAAATAATAATTTTAGATGAGTTTGATGGCGGAACACCTGATTTAATGGACGCAATGAGAAGCTTTATGGAAGAGTACTCAGATAATTGTAGATTTATATTTACAGCAAATAGAGAGACTAAAATATTAAACGCAATTAAATCAAGAAGCCAATTATTTGATTTTAATTTTTCAAATAAAAAAATTAGAGAAGAAATGATAATGGGCACCGCAAAGAAAATTACCCAAATATTAAAAGCTGAAAATGTTGATTATGATAAAGACACAATTATTAATTTTGTAATCAAAAATATTCCTGATATTAGAAAAATGTATGGCTTGCTACAAATGTATGCAAATCAAAACGCAGGCATTATAAATAAAGGAATATTAAATTATTCAAAATTAGACGACTCTTTTTATCAATTAATATTAAACAAAAATTTTAATGCAGCAAGAAAATATATTATTGAAAATGGAGTAAATATTGATGATGTTTATAGATTATTGTATGATAACTATTTGCCAATAATTCCAAAATCTGCTTATGCAAATTCATTAATTACGATCGCAGATTATATGCAAAGACACTCTGTCGTGATTGATGCTGAAATAAATTTAGCTGCTTGTATAATGGAATTAATAAGTTTGCTTTAAAATAATTTGTATATAAAAAACAAAAGAAAGGAGGTGAGAAATATGCCAAGGGGAGATAAAACAGGGTCAAGGGGGCAAGACCCAAAAACCGGAAGAAACGGCGGTAATGCCGGACCAGGTAATAGAAGAGCGCCGGGATTAGGGCGCGCACCCGGTTTGGGAAAGCCCGCAGGAAGACCTGCAAGACGCGGGAAGTAATTTGAAAATAATTTTTTTTTGGGGTGTTACATTTTTTAAAAATGGTGTTGCACTCCAATTTAATATGAAATGTAAATTATAAAATGTTATTAGAAGTAACGGCAGTAATATTTTTGTGGCTTATGATTGGTTTATTATCTGGGTCGTCAGTTGCATTAGTGATGCTAATCAGATATGATGCAGAAGAGTTAAAATATATAGAATTTGGTTCAACAAGAGCACTTATTTCTTATGCTCTTTTTGGAGTATTTACATTTATTTTTAGCGCATTGCTTTTAATTTATATTGGAATGAAAAATGAGACTGTATAATAAAAAAATAAATCAAAATAATAATTTTTACTAAGGTGCTGACTTATGATAAAAATGACAGAAGAACAGTACAAAAAACTAAATGATATGGGTATGCTGTTTGAGTTTTTCCCAAATTTTACTGGAGATTATAAAACTGATATAAAAACAACTATTTTTGAAGATTTAGTTGAAGAAGAGGAGAATAACAAAAATGCCAACAAAGAAACAAATTAATAAATTACTTAAGGAACGATATTTTTTAAAGAACGAAACTAAATGGGAAGATATTGTTGAAAGAGTTTCTAAAATTTATCCTGAAATAAAAGACTTAATTAAGGAAAAGAAATTTATTCCTTCTTCACCAACTTTAATGAACGCAAATACAAATGGTGAGCGAATAGGTACTTTAAGCAGTTGTTTCACAATGGATATTAAAGATTCAATTGATAATATAATGAACTCAGCTAAAGAAGCAGCGATCGTAACAAAAATGGCAGGCGGAGTTGGTTATAGTTGGGACGATATTAGAGCTTCCTCTGAATTAGTAAAAAGTAATGGTAAATCGTCAGGCGGGCCGCTTAGTTTTATTGGCATTATAAATTCCGTTTTAGATGGAGTTCAACAGGGCGGTGCAAGAAGAGGCGCCGGTATGGCAATGTTAAATATTTACCATCCTGATATATTAAAATTTATAAATGCTAAAAAAGATATTAATAAATTTAATCGATTAAATTTTTCTGTAAGAGTTCCTGATAAATTTTATCAGACTTTAGAGAAAACTCCTGATAAAATATTTAAAACTATAAATGTTGTTGATGGAAAAGAAAACGTTTTAATTGATGAAAATGGTAAAACTTATACATATAAAAAACTTTGGGACACTATAATTGAGTCAGCTTGGTTTTCGGCTGAACCTGGTATTTTTAATTCTGATATTGCAACAAGACAATGCACAGTTACTAATGTAAATAAAACAGTGCTTAGTAATCCTTGCTCAGAATTTACAAACATTCCTTACGCGTCTTGTAATTTAGGTTCAATTGATTTAAGTAAGTTTGTAAAGAACTCTAAATTTGAATATGGAAAATTCGCAGAAGCAGTTGAGACCGCAACTAAATTTTTAAATTCAATAATAGATATAAATAATTTTCCACTTGAAATAATTGATGAAACTACAAAAAATACAAGACCAATCGGCTTAGGATATATGGGTCTTGCTCACGCTTTGTTCAAATTAGGAATTCCTTATAATTCTGAAGAAGGGTTAAAGTTTATTGAAGATATTACTACAAACTTAACTTTAATTTCAATGAAGACTTCAATTGATTTAGCAATAAAAGAAGGCCCTTATCCCTCTTATGATGAAAAAACATTTTTACTTGCAAATAAAAGATTTAATGAAAATTCATATTATAAAAATACTTTAGTTCCTTTAATTAAAAAATATGGGATAAGGAATTCATCTTCAACAAGTTTAGCTCCTACAGGATGCGTTGTAAAATCTACAAATATTAAAACTGATAGGGGTGTTTTGAGTATTGAAGATATTTTCAAATTAAATGGAATTGATGATTTAAATAAAATTAATGAAGATACTTGGTTTGAACCTATTGTTGAGACAAATGTTGAGACAACAGATGGTTTGCACAGAATATTAAAATTATATGCAAACGGTTTAAAACCGATTATCAAATTGCAGACTGAAGATGGCCAGGGAATTAATGCAACTGAAAATCATAAAATAATTGTTAAGGTTGATGGAGAACTATATTGGAAACGGTTAGATGAAATCAAAATTGGCGACGAAATACTTATTGAAAAGTAGTATGATGAAAAAGAAATTAAATTGTGATCTAAAGATTATTTGGCGAAACAATAAAATTAATAAAATAAAGGGGATATATAGTGGAAAAATTTAAAGGAAAAATAAATCTTGACGATTATAAAGTATCAAAAGTTTCTAAACTTGATAAATCAATTAAGCATACTTTTGATATTGAAGTTGAAGATGTTCATCATTATAAATTAGATAATGGCATTGTTTCGCATAATACAATTTCTTACATCGCAGACACAAGTTCTGGTATAGAACCTGTATTTGCATTAGCTTATAGTCGTAAAATCGAAAAAACAAACAGTGAATATGAAGTCGTTTATATTACAGATAGCGTATTCGAAGATTATATAAATAAACATTACCCAAATAATAAAACTGAAATATTAGAAAGTGTTTCAAAAAATGGAGGCTCTTGTCAAAAATGTAAAATTTTAACAAAAGAAGACAAATCTATTTTTATTACTGCAACTGATTTAACACCAATGGAACATTTAAATGCGCTTGGCAGAGCGGCAAAAAACACAAGTCTTTCAATTTCAAAAACAATTAATCTACCTAAAGATATTTCAAAAGAAAAAGTTTCAGATGTTTATATTGAAGCATATAAACAAGGTATCATTGGAGTAACTGTTTATCGAGACGGCTCAAGAGACGGTATTTTAACAACTGAAAATAAAGAAAGCGAAAAAAATGAAACTGCAAATAGAGCTGCGCCAAAAAGACCTGTTAAAATTGATTGTGAAGTAAATATCACTTCTGTCAATAAAAAACAATATTATGTTATAATTGGTTTGGTTGATAATGAACCTTATGAGGTTTTTACTGGTGAGAACTATAATTCTGAAGGAGATATTTTTATACCAAAATCAGTTAAATTTGGTAAATTAAAGAAAAAGAACAAAGGCGAATATATTTTAATTGCAGGCAATAATGAATACCGTGTTGGCGGTTCACATTCTATTCCTGAAGTTGAAGCATTAAGCCGTCAGATTAGTTTAAATATGAGACACTTTGTTCCGCTTCAATTTATTGTAGAACAATTATTAAAGGGAAATTATTTAACAGCATTTCATAAAAGTATTGCAAGAACTCTTAAAAAATATATTAAAGAACACGCAGAGAGTACTGAAAAATGCCCAGATTGCGGTGACAGAATGGTTTATGAATCTGGCTGTATAAGCTGTAAGAGTTGTGGGTATAGTAAATGTAGTTAAAAATAGAATGGGGGTTATTTTAGCCCCCGCAGATCTATTTTATGAAATTATAAAAAGGATGATAAAAAATTGGAAATTAAAAATATAAAAGTTTATGATTTAGAAGAATCGTTAACCGCAAGCGGTTATCCTATGTCAATTGAAATGGACGAAACAAAAGCAAGTATTGAAAGAGGCAAAAAACTAGGCTCGGTTAAATCTGGCAGCGGACACGACAATTTTTTAAAGGGAATTAGAGTTTCATTTGATTTGGTTGCGCCTCATTACTTTTTAATTCAATTTATGAGATATTCATATTTTGATATTGTCAGCAGCCAATCAAAAATGCATAAAATTTTAAATATGGATATTACAAAACAATGTAATAATTTTGTATTGCCTGAAATTATTGAAATTGTTGAAAAATTAATTAAGCAATATAATTCAGAAAATGACAAAACTAACAAAAAATTATTATTTCAACAAATTATCGCAAATACTCCAATGGGTTTTGAATTAGGAATGAGAATCTCCACTAATTATTTACAATTAAAAACAGCATTACAGCAAAGAAAAAATCACAAATTATTAGAGTGGCATTATTTCTGTGAAAATATGATAAAACTACCTAAATTTGCAGATTTAACTAATATTCGTTTGTAACTTATTGATTTTTAATAAGATATAAAAAACACAAAAATAAAACAAAAAATTTCATTTTGTAACTTATTGATTTTTAATAAGTTACACTTTTTCTTTATAAAAAAGCATATTTAACTCAATATTTGTTGTATATTATTAATATAACAAAACAACAAAACAAAGGGGTTATCAAAATGGAAATAAATTACAAGTTACTTAAAAAATTAGATACCGATGAAGGTATAATACATAAGTTTGTCAATACTTTTGGAGAAATTGAAATTCCTAATAATGTTTCAAAAATAATTTTTAAGGGCCGCGATTTAGATGATGCAGAATGGATTTTTGGAAAAATTAAACCTAAAAATTGTATAGTTAGGTATGAAGATTATAATAATTATTGGCGTGAAAATACTTATAATGAAAAAGGTTTATTAATTCGGTATGAAGATTCTGATAATTATTGGGAAGATAAAACTTATAATGAAAAAGGTTTATTAATTCGTTTTGAGGACTCTAATGGTTTTTGGTACGAAAAAACTTATAATGAAGACGGTTTATTAATTAATCACAAAAACTCTAATGATTATTGGAAAAAATATGCTTATGATGAAAATGGTTTATTAATTCGTTTTGAAAATTCAAATGAGTATTGGTATGAAAATGTTTATAACGAAAAAGGATTATTAATTCGTTATGAGGGCTCTGATGGTTTTTGGAAAAAATATGCTTATGATGAAAATGGTTTATTAACTCGTTTTGTAAAATCGTATGGTTATTGGAAAGAAAACACTTATGATGAAAAAGGTAATCTTATAAAAGTTGAAACTTCAAATGGTTATTGGGCAGAATATACTTATAACGAAAAAGGTTTATTAATTCGTTATGAGGACTCTGATAATTATTGGTACGAAAAAACTTATAATGAAGATGGTTTATTAATTCGTCACAAAAACTCTAATAATTATTGGAAAGAAAACACTTATGATGAAAATGCTAATCTTATAAAAGTTGAAAATTCAAATGGTTATTGGAATGAAAACACTTATGATGAAAAAGGTAATCTTATAAAAGTTGAAACTTCAGATGGAGTTCCAAAATATGATTTTACAGTAGAATTTGAAAGGGAGTTATCAAAATGAAAATAAATTACAAGTTACTTAAAAAATTAGATGCTGATAAAAATACTATTAATAAGTTTATCAATACTTTTGGAGAAATTAAAGTACCTAATGATGTTTCAAAAATAATTTTTAAGGGCGATGATTCAGATGATTCAGATGATTCATATGATTCAGAAGATGTAAAATGGTTTGTTGGAAAGATTAAACCTAAAAACTGTATAGTTAGATATGAAAAGTCTGATGATTTTTGGTATGAAAAAACTTACAATGAAGATGGTTTAGTAATTCGTTATGAGGACTCTAATGATTTTTGGTATGAAAAAACTTACAACTCAAATGATTTTTGGGAGATACGTAAATATAACGAAAAAGGTCTTTTAATTCGTTATGAAAATTCTGATGATTTTTGGGAAGAAACTATTTATAATGAAAAAGGTTTAATAAATCGTCTTGAAAATTCTAATGGTTATTGGGAAGAAAATACTTATGATGAAAATGCTAATCTTATAAAAGTTGAAACTTCAGACGGAGTTCCCAAATATAATTTTACAGTAGAATTTGAAGTGAGTGGGTAGTATGAAAAGAATACAAGTTGCCAGAAGAAAACCAATAACGAAGCAGCTTGAAGATAAATACGGTGGTAAATGGAGAAACATTCCGTTTCAAGGAATTTGGAAGTGTGAAGAAAAAAATATGGATGCTGTAAAATATCAACCCACCGGATATGATATTAATGGTGATATAATATGTAATAAATTTATATTAGTAAATAGTTTGGTAGTGTACAAAAATAATGTTAAGATTGATGAGTTTTATGTACATAATTAAAGGAGAATAGAAATGAAAATAAATTACAAGTTACTTAAAAAATTATTTTGATAGGAGACTTTATGTTTGATTATGAAAAGCTAATACTAAGAAGTAATGATGATTCTTTAATAAATTTTGTAAATAGTGTCAGTGCTAGAGGGTTCAAATTAAATGAATATCAGCTAATGAAATTATGCAAATTCCGGGGTGTAGGAAAGACTACTTTATTAATTTTACAGTTGATTGAAGACGCTATTCTTCGTGATAAATTAGTTATTAATTTAGAATTACTTATTGAAAAGGACACTACTACTAATAAAAATTTGAATAGTAGTATTGAGTTATTTTCTGATATATTACTTAAGTATTATCCTGAGTACTCAGCTACGTTACATACAAACTATATTGAATTATCAAAAATAAAATAAAAACTTTGCCTTTTTGTGGATGATGTTCAACAGTCTCTTTGTGAGAAAGTTCTTGATTTTGAATTGAGTATAGTAAATAAACGAACTATAAATTAGTTATTATAAATAAAATATTTTTTTAGGAGGAAGAATGGGCGGAATTCAATTAGCAAAGCGTGGTAACGGCTATATGGTTACAAAAGAAAAGACTTGTAAATTTCCGGGGTGCAATA